CGGACGGGACAACAGAGGAATTATACGACAGATAACTTTACATATATAGTTGAATAAATTAAAAGGTCAAAGACTCAGAGTTCAAACAAAATGGACTTTGAGTCTTTTTCGATTTTTAAAAATTGAATTTATTTAATTAATACAGAGCAAATATAAAGCTGATGGGCGGAAGTAGGGTAATCCGACTTCCGTTAAAGCTACAAGCCGTAAATCCAAAGTGACGGCTATGTTTGCGAAAAAATTAAAAACAGAGGTGTTGTATTATGAAAAAAATGTATCAAGTTTTTTATACCATAAAAAAAGATAGAGGAGAAGAACTAAATCACAAATTTATTTTTGCAAACAATTCAAAAGAGGCAATTACCCGGTGCGAAAAAATTGTATTTAAAGAAACAAAGAAACACATCTTTAGGGTGAGAGTAAAACCCCTTTAGGGCGATACAACAGAGCTTTTGAAGGGCTGAGCTTATCAACCCTATCCCATATCAAATTAAATTAAAGTTTAATAAAAGGAGACAATAAGCTATGAAGTACAAAAATTACGAAGATTACAGAGCAAAAACTCAACAGGAGTTTAACAACCTACCAATTTTCTTTGCGTTCTCTAATGAGCAATTCAAAAAGGCTATGGAAGCAAGAGGACTAAAAGAAACAGATACAGACAAAATATATAAATTTGGTAATTCTGGCGGTTTTTATCTCAAAAGCGATGCCGATATTATCAGAGACTATATAAACAAGCCGGATGAATTGCCCGACCTTATGAAAGACAAGGATTTTGCTATATCTGCGTTTGAATATGAAATGAAAAATCACGAATATGCTATCAATTGGCAAGGTGCATATGATGTATGCTCTTGTTTTGGTCGTTGCAGGTACGGCGAAAATAAAGGCTATACAGACTATTTAAAGGAAATCGGATACTCAGACGATGTTATACAGTGTTACAAGGAAGCAAAGAAAAGATACTATAAGTATTGTGACGAACACGACTTATTTTGATGTTGGGTGTAAACTCAAAACATTATAGAAAAAAGGAGTAAATTATGAAAACATTAGCTGAATTAAATGCAATGGTTACAGGAAAAGAGCGACTAAGGTGTGACTTTGTAGTTGAAACATCTCTTGATACTGACGACGGCACACATTTTTATGACTTGTCAGACGCTTTTATTTATCTATCGAGCGTACTGCGAGAACAGACAGATGTGGAATTATTTGAGCGTGAGGATTTTGAAGAAATCGACTATATTATTCTTACAATTCATTACATTGATGATAACAAGGTTAAGCCACTTGTTAAGCTCATAAGAAAAGACGATATTGAATTTATCGAAATACCATAACACAAAAAAGGAGTGCTAATATGAGTAAAAAATCTTTGAAAGTCACTGAATGCGAGGGTGAGGGACAAGGTTCTTGCAAGATGTGTTCCGATAATGGCAAATGGAATAGAAGTTGGATGTGCTTTTTATATCACATAGAGGGATATAAAGGCTGTTACTGTTCAGATTGTGTCAAGAAAATTGTTCAGAGCGATTCAGGAAAAGAGGGCACAAGGTTGTAAAACTATAACACAGAGCCGTCAAGTCGGCTATAAACAGTCCATTAAGGCTTGAGCGTTCGCCTGCCGTTGTGGTGGGCGAGGTTGGAAACAAACACACAATTCAAATTCAATTCAAATTCAAACAGATTTAATTAGGAGGAGTTATTATGACAATCAGAGAATTTTTAGAAATGGCAACAGATACAACAACGGGAAATATTGTACTTTATAACTATGAGGAACAAGAAAATTTTTACGATGGAAAAATTGATACTTTAATTGAAAATGTTGACGAAAATCCGGAATCGGATTTGGCTGCAATACTTAACAGCGAGTTACAACAATGGGATGTTTGTGCCGGAAAATTAAATATAAATTTTGAATGGCTTGATATATACGACAATAATCCCGAGTTATTAAAAAGGCACTTAAATGAATAAAGAGGTGACGATAATGGATGAAATTAAACAGTATGTAGAAAACGCTATTACAGACGGCAAAGAGGTTACAAAGCACTATGCAAATAATTGTGATTATATCTTTATTAAAGAGAATGACGGTTGGATTGGCATTATATGTATAACAGACGGTATAGATAACACTGTCATTCAAGCACGCTGTCATTCAAGTAAAGGATATGAAACACGCTTTGGAATGTATCGCAGTCAGGGAACCGTTAACCGTTTTGGTAACGATTTTGTAAAAATATATATATAAGGATGGTATGATAATGAAAATTAATGTTGAATACTACTATAATCAGAAATTTTTACCAACAAGAAGGCATAAAAGAATAAGAGAACGGCAAGTCAAAGACATTCTATCAGTGACTATTGCCGAGTTGAATGCTGATGTTTTCCCTGTTGCCTTTAGGGTACACGATATGCAAGCTGTTCAAGAGGGTATGACTTCCTACGATGATTACAGAAGCGAAAGTGCGATTTTTCGTATGTTTACAGAGGAAATTAGAACTTACAAGGGGAAACTTTATGTTCCTATTCGCATTACTCACGGTGCAGCTATCAGCACGGTATTTGAAGATACAGGTTATGTAATTCACAACCTTGAACAGTTGACGAGAAAAAACTATTATTGCGATGAGAGTAAGGAATTTTCAGAAAGTTCTTTTGTTATCGAGGATAACAAAAAAGAAGTAATACAGATACTACGCAATTCCGCAAGACATTATATTTACTTTGACGGAAAGTTTTGGAACGTCTGTGGAGAGCCGAGATATGTTATTAACACTTTTGGGCTTGGTCATAATCATGGCGGTACAAGCCTCTTTATTGAGTACGAATATAATTCTAATATTTCAAAAAAGAACTATTTTAGTGCATTACAAAGAGACGAAGCTATCGCCTATGGAAAATCTGTTGCACTTGGTCGTGGAGATACCGAGTCCGTGGATGGAATTGGAATTGATGATATGATAGAAGTTGTTATACCAAAAATGGTAAAGGTGAGACCGAACAAGCAACACGGTAACGGTTGTGAATTTATGAATATGATGGAAAGTGTTATTAGCAATTCTTCCAACAAGAACGAAGCAGGAATTTTATGTGTTGCATTGGCAATGGCTTCCACATAACAGAAAGTGAGAATTGAAAATATGGTTACTTGGAGTAAGGAAGCATTCAATGAGAAAATAAAAGGAGAGTTAGAGACGACAAGACGAATTGAAGGAACGAAAAACAATAATTATTCTTATTTTCTTAAAGGGACATTATGTCCCTTTAAGAATTAATACCGCTTTAAAGTGTTAAACAAAAGTATCGAAATGGACAACTTGTCCATTTCGTAAACACCCGATAAATACTACATAATTTGGCGATATTCATCCTTAATTGAATATAATGTCCTAAAAACACATATAAAATACATATCAATTAAAAGTTAAAAAGGAAGTCATATGGAAATGGAAAACACATTACAGACAATTCAGCAGAAAGAATTGTTGCTGACTGAAACAAAACAAAAGGAATTAAGAGAGCAGTATATAGACCGTGTGGATGTCTTAGAAAAGGTTAAAAGCCTTATTATGCTGCCTGATGTTGAGCTTATGACGGTTGCTCAAGTTGCGGATTTTTACGAGGTTGATGTAGATACTGTTCAAAGAGTTTATCAAAGGAGCAAAAAGGAAATAGACGAAGATGGCGTTGTTAGTTTAACGGGTAAATTCTTAATTGAACAAAATGTTCAATTAAGAAATCGCAATCAAATGAATGGTAAATGCGAGGTTGAATTTAAAGACGGCACAAAACTGATTTTACCAAACAGAGGTATTAAAGCCTTTTCAAAACGAGCCGTATTAAGAATAGGTATGTTACTCCGAGATAGCAAGGTTGCAAAGGAAGTCAGAACACAACTTTTAAATACCTTCGAGGAAGCACCTGCCGAGGCTAAAACAGTGAATATCAATGAGGAATTGGATATACAAGCGAAAATCGGTCAAGCGTTTCTGTCAGGTGATATTATGCAGATTGCAGAAGCCGTTACAGAGGGGATGGCTTATAAGAATAGGCATATTGCCAAACTTAAAAGTCAGAATGATGATTTACAACTTGTAAATGGTACATTGACAGATAAAACATTATATTGGGCAGACAGAGCCTGTCTGAATAAAGCAATCCGTACTATGGCTAATGTCAGAGGTGTTCCAATAGGTCAGGTGTGGAAAGAATTGTACGATGAGTTATTATACGGTTATCATATTAACCTTAAAGCAAGAGGTGGTAAGCCGTATATTGCACATATCAGAAAAGAGGAATGGGCAAATGTGGTTAAGGTATTTACCGCTATGTGTGAAAAGAGATACCTTAACACTGCCGATATATTAAGGAAAGCGAAGATAAAAACAGAGGATAAATCAAAGGGCGGAAAGGAAGATTGATGATGAGCTATCCGATTGTATTTCAAACTAAAGTTGTTAAAATCAATGATAATGAAATTATCCATTTCAATAGAGTTGGTTGCAATAATGATGATGAAGGCAGAGTGGCGAATGTATATGAAGCAAAAATTCGTACTATTGAAGATTTTAAGCGTATGGCTGAAGGATTTATTATAAATTCAAAACCTTATAAGGAAACAGGGGTTTTTGACCTCAAGGTTGGTAGTAAATGGTGCTCTTTCTATGATTATGGAATGTATTTATTAAGAGCATTAAAAAGGGCTGATAATTTGGAAACATTCAAAAATAATTACGCCTTTAGAGCTACCGTTATAAAAGGTATTGAGGCTACAGATACTGATAATGCTGTTCATAAAGTGTTCTCAATCATAGAATATCCTGATATATTTGATATATACTATGAATCATTCTATAAATCAAGGTCAGGTAACAGAGTTTTTGAAGGCATTGACTTCGGTAAGGCTTCTTGCCGCAAAGTAATTGATTATATTTACGATATTAAAGATTCTATTGATTTAATTAAAGAAGGATTCCCTATTGAATGTTACATTAAAAAGAATAAAAAGGAGAAATAAATAATGCCAACTAAAGCAAGAAAATCAGCAGAAGTAAAAGCTGCCGAGAAAATAATCAAACTAATGGATAAAGCAGATAGAAAGCCCGAATACGCAGGTGCATATATTAATGATAAAGGAAAACAAGTTATAGGTTGTATGTTTATGGTGGTTAGACTTAATGAGCCGTTACCGGTTGCTCAAGCAAAGCAGAAGATGACCTTTTTTGACAGAGTTTTTGATATAAACAAAGGAGAGGAGCAGACTATACTTGAAATTCCTTCGGTTGCGGACTTAAAAGACTATATTAAAGCTAAAAAGGAGCAAAATCCTGAAAAATACAAAGGCAGAAATAAAGAACCTATATCTTATGACTTTGGTATAACGGAAAGTAATGTAATACTTCCGCTTGTTAATGCGGAATATCTGTCAATAATGCTTGAGGTATTAGGGAATGACAGTCAGGTAACTTGGAGTCATCCGGCTATAAATCTAAAAAAGACCTATAATAAAGGCTATATTTTCTTTAAATCAAGTAAGGGTGACGGAATACTTTGCCCTGTTCGTAGGAATGATATATAAAGGTGGAGAAGTTATGAACAATACATATAGAATAAAGGCTCGCAAACAGCGACAGAAGGCTGTCAGAGCCGAGATAATTATAACTGTTATTACATTTGCTATTATGGCTGTTATAGGTTATAATGCTATTTTCTGCGGTTGTAAATGGCTATGCTCAATAGTGTGAACATAGTTTATGCAACAAAATGCACAAACTTGCAAACTTGCAAAAATCAGTTAAAAATGCAGGATAAAGCATAAGGATATACATATAGTGAACTTGCAGAATTTCAGCATTTTTGCAAGTTGAATTGGGGATTGAAATATGAGATATAAATTACTTAGAACGATAAACAATGAGCCTGAAACATTCGGTGTGTACGATACATTTTCTCAAGCGTATTGGGAAATGGAAAGAGATTATTATAATTATATGTCTGACTGTAAAATCATACATTACAATGAAATTTGCGCCAATGAGGCTGTTGTGGTTGATAACGAAGATGAGTGCCATTGGCTGATTATAGAGGAAAGAGAGGAATATAATGTCTGAATATATTATTGAACATTTTACTGCAAATGTAAATTATAGAGAGCAGTGTATGAGAGATTGGTATTTAATGTCAATCTCTGAAAGAGCTGTATATGATGATAACTTTAATGTGTATATGGCTGAAAGGTTATTAAAGTGAGTGATTTGTTTACTGTCTGTGGGTGCAGTAATCAAACCGAAAATATAACATTGTACGGTTTATTTGATAATTACCCGCAGGCAATAAAACAAATAAACATACTGTTGCCTCTGATTAGAGATGGACAGATAGCAGATAGACAAAAAGACACCATAGAATATATAAATTTGCTACAAAATTCAAAAATAATTGGTAGTTTTTGGTAATATAATTGCAATTATTTTTAAACTGTGATACGATTAATAAGAGGAGAATATAAAAAATAACGATGTAAGGAGTGTTATTAATGGGAATGGATAAATTCAGTCCAAAAGAATTAAGAAAGAGGTATAGCGTTCAAATTCCGTCAGGAGGATTTGACTTACCAAATGGCAGAAGTATAGATTTTTATACATTACCAGAGGAAGAAATGAAATTAGTATTAAGAGAATTAGGTTGGTTTGATGAACCATACATTATGATTTATGTAACCGCAGAAGTAAATATTGAAAATGGGATTGATAGATTTAAGGCTGGTTATTCTTCCGTAAAAAGAAAGAATTTTAAATTATCGCAAGTAACTTGGAATGGCGGCTATCCTTATATTAGGAGAGGCGGATGTAGACTTTATATTGATAAATGTAAAACATACAAAGTTGAGAACCGTTAAGAACATTTATAGGAGTGGGTAGCTTTATGAAAAAAATCAAACAAATTAATAATTTTGTTATTAAGCAGGATACAGCACGACAAATTTCATACTTTGGTAACATAATGGATAATCCTAATTATTTAAAATGTTCCGTGTTTAGTTTTGACGGGAGATGCTTAGAGGATAGGCTTACTCTTGAACAGGCAGAAAATTTTTGTAATACAAATAAAGGTTTTATATAAAAGAAAGGATAATACATATGAAAACGATAAAATTGTAGAAATTGCTGACAAGATGTTAGAGTTAGAAGAACTTTATTGAGTCCGCCAAAAAAGTTATATGTTTTTTTGGCTCTGATATTAAAGTAATTAAAAGAGAGGTGATATTTATGTATAAAGTAGGAGACAAATATGTTTTAAAAAGTACAAATGGAATGAATTATATTTGTATTATTGAGAATATTAACGAATGTAGAGAACCAAGCCTTAAATATGCTTTAGATGTCATAGATGAAAATGGTGTTAGTTATTATCAATCTTATAGAGACTATTTCTTTTGTGGAGAGGAATTTATGAGTAAGCTTGCAAAATATTAAGGTATTCCTTGAAACTCAAGAAATACCTTAATAGCAAACAACTATATAATAGAAAAGAGGCATCATCTCGACCTTCCACAATCCTGATGACACCTCATAACACAAACACAAGCCACTCCATTTGGAGAAGGTTGGCGTTAGCCTACCCTATTTGGTAGTGTTCAATACATATAATAGCAAAAATTGGCAGATTTGTCAATGATATTTTAACGGAAAGGACTTGAGAAAATGATTAGTTTTTTATGCGCAGTTTGGTTGCTTTACCATATAATTTCAGAGCAATGCTGTATATGGCGTGCGCAGCATCAAGGCTACAAAGAAAAAAAGAAACAAGAAGAATACAATAGACTTTAACGGGAAAGAAACAAACAAAAAGTATTGTCAGAAAAATTAACTTGTGAAAATTCTGCCATTGACAATTAATTAAAGAATGTATATAATAGTATAGTCGAACAGATGTTCTATTATTAAAAGAAAGGATGGAAATTAATAATGAATAAAGAAATTGAAAGCAAAATAAGAGAATGCTGCACATTTTTGATTGAGCAAGAGAACGGATTAGCTTTTGTAAGAAGTGTGTTTTACCCGCCTGCAATTTCTGATGATATATTAGACTTTACGAAAGGTGGAGACTATAATATTGAAATGTGTATATCTGATGTGTTAGACTACAAGTATATAATAACAGAACTTGCAAAAGTAAGACCGATAACAGAATCAACTGATTATTTTAACAAACATATAGTTGAATACATATTTAATGCAAAGTCGGCTATTACAGGAGAGAAAGCTATAATTAAAGGTTATGCAGCTGATAGTGAACACAATGCTAAAATATGGAGTGGTGGCTTTATATACAAAGGTAAGTTTCACGAGGGTGTTTGGGGATTGCCGGCAAAGATTTTTAAGATTGCTGATAAAATAAGAAAAAAGAGAGGACTTAAAAGAAAATTTTTAAATTTTTGAAAAATTTTAAAAAAACTATTGACAAATGAAATTACATAATGTATTATAGTGGTACAGAAAATAATTAAGGCTTTAAAAAATATTTCGCTTTTTACAAAATAAAATGCGATTTACCTATAATTATATTTCTGAAAAATGATTTAGAAAGAAATTCAGAAAATTAAATAAGAACATCAAACGGAAGGAGAATGAAAATGAGAGTCAATAATAATTGCACAGAGGAAATCAAATGTGGAGATGTATTTTTTGCAGATTTGTCTGGCGAAGGCTCTCTTCAAACAGGTTTAAGACCTGTTATTGTGGTTAGTAATGATACAGGTAATTATTTTAGTTCGGTTGTAACAGTAGTTCCTCTGACTTCAAAAAAGAAGAAAGAATTACCTACCCACACAACTTTACATCCTAATGCTATAAATGGATTAAATAAAATTTCAGTTGCTTTAGCTGAACAGATAACTACTATACCGCAAGATTATCTTGTAAGGAAGATAGGTTGTCTTAATAATAAAGAGATTAACAATGTTAGATTTGCAGTATTAAATATGCTTAGTATGAGTTGTTTGGCAAAAGTAGCATATGATAAAAAGAAAACTAATTTGGTTACTAAAGTAGCGTAAAACAATTGATAGAATTTGATGTCAGCCGTTGACAAATTAAGTTACATATTGATATAATAAAAGAAATATGTAATTAAAACAACAGAAAAGAGGTTTTATGTTAATGGCTATATCAGAACAGCATATTGATATTATAAGAGAAGATATTACTGACGATGACAAGAAACTTTCTGCAATAAATACCACTGTAAAATCAGCTCATCAAAAATATCTTATGACTCTTAAAATGAGAGAACTGTCAAAGGAAGAAAAGCAAATAGGTAAAAGTTGTCTTAAATGGAGTGACAGCGAGCTTTTCAATTTTATATCAAAAAGCACTTATTCAGAGGAAATGGATTTATTTAGGACAGTTTTACGAGAGTATTTTCAAATTAACAATCAAAAATTCCCTGTTATAATAGATAAAGTCGATTTTTTAAAAGTCATACCGGATTGTGTCAATGATATGAAATGGGATAAATACAGTATTATAAATGTCAACAAAAATCTCTTTGACAATATGGCAAGGAATAGAGAGGAAGCCTTTGAAATATATAGCTTATTCTTAGCGTATTCGCTATTATGCTATTACAACGCTAAAATCAAGGCTGATGATATTTTTGAATGTCAAATACGAAAAAACGGAGATAAGTATTATCTTTCGTCATATGGAGTGACTTTTTCAGTTGATGAAAAGACAAAGAATTTTTTTAAAGCGGTTACAATGACAGCTCAAAGAAATAACTATTCCTTTAAAAGTTACAGAGACTGTTGGAGTCATAAAAGACAGGGAGATGACCGTTTTAAAGCTTTTTCCATATATGCGATTAGATGGTCGGGTATATATCGAAGGATGTATGAATATGATTTAAAAAATGATGGTGTTATCTCGGCAGGATTTATTCAAAGAAAGCTACTAATTCAGTTTGGGCATCCGAAAATAAGAAATAATGATGATTTTCAGAAAGCAATCGGGCGATATAATCAATGGCGAAAAACTTTTGGTCTAAACTTTTGACCTATAAAAAGTTAATTCTGGCTATGTGCTGTAATGGTGCATAGCCAAATAATAACAAAGGAAAAATGTAAAAAGCGAACTTATAGTGAACTACCCACTACCTTTAGGTGGTGGGCTTCTGTTAAATGGTTCACCAGACTAAGTATTCAGAAATGAATACTACGATATTTAGGTTATGATACCTTCGGTTGACGCAACAGACCGTTGCTCTATCGTACATATTTAAGTTAGGTCAGAATAAGAACAGCCTTGTGATATGTATGCAAAAAGCCTTTATATCATTGTCGAGTTGAAGTCGGAACAGTTGTATGGTAATAGTGCAACAGAGTACGCATTACCTACCATTTGGTAGAGTATTTATAAGGAGAAACTTATTTATGGTTTATGTAATTTCTCAAGATAGCAAACCACTTATGCCGTGTAGTAATGTAATTGCAAGGTTATTACTCAAGCAAGGTAAAGCAAAAGTTAAAAGGCGTGAACCATTCACGATTAAATTAACTTGTGAAACAACTAATTACACACAAGACTTAACTCTTGGTGTAGATACTGGAAGTGGAACTATTGGCACTGCTGTAAGTAAAAATAATGGTGATATTGTTTATATGGCGAAAGTTGTTGTAAGAAACGACATTACTGACAAAATGGCACAAAGAGCAAAGTATCGTAGAAACAGACGAAATCGTAAAACTCGTTATAGAAAAGCAAGATGGTTAAATCGTGCAAATTCTATTAGAAATGATAGATTTAGTCCTACAATGCAGAGCAAACTTCATAGTCATATAAAAGAAATAGAATATATTAAATCTATTTTACCAGTTACAGAAATGGTATTTGAAACAGGTCAGTTTGATACTCATCTTATGAAAAATCCAAGTCTTATAAATCCTAAAGTTAAACATTGGGGTTATCAAAAAGGTACTAATTATGGGTTTGAGAATACCAAAGCCTTCGTTCTCAATAGAGATAACTATACTTGTCAATATTGTAAAGGCAAGCATAAGGATAGCAAATTAGAAGTTCATCATATTGTATTTCGTAGTCAAGGTGGTTCTGACGAAGAAAGTAATTTAATTACTTTATGTCACACCTGTCATAAAGATTTACATAGTGGGAAGATTAACACTAAACTAAGCGGCAAAATTAAAGGCAACCTTAAATATGCTACGCAAATGAATTCTATCCGCAAGCAGCTTTTCAGATTATATCCAAATGCCATTGAAACTTTTGGATATGTGACAAAGGCTAATCGTTTGCATTTAGGGGTAGACAAAGAACATTGTTATGACGCTTGTACTATAGCAACACAAGGAAATGCTTTTAATGTAAAAAGTAATCTTTACAAAAAGAAATGTGTTTCTGATGGTGATTTTCAACAGACGAAAGGAATTCGTTCAGAACAGCCTATTGTTACAGATAAGATTTGTGGTTTTAGAAAATATGACAAAGTAAAATACTTTGGCAGGGAATACTTTATCAAAGGAAGAATGTCTACAGGATATGCTATTCTGATGAATATTAACGGTGAAAAAGCTGATTTTAGTTATTTGCCAAGAGGGTTTAAAACGCCAAAGTTAAGTAACTGTAAACGAATCACTGCAAGAACATCACAAATGGTACAGGCAGTGGCAATTTAACGCCATTCATCCCATCACCTAAAGGTAATGGGTTTTCTGGCTGAATATTTATAAACAAGAACTTAAAAACATTAAAAAACAACTAAGTATATTGGGAGTGTGTGTATGAGCCAGCAGTTAGCTATTACAGGTTTTTTTGAAAGTAATAAATTAAATACTGAATCACAAAATCAAAGTCCTGTTAGTAATAATATTATAAGTCTTGAGGATTTCATAACAAAAACAAGTACGACTAAGAATACTGATAATAATTCTTTTAAAGTCAAGGCTCAAATTGTTGCTGATGATTATATTAAAACAGTTGAAACAAAGCATAATCCCACTGATGCTTTTAGTGTCGAGGAAGTTAAGCTATTACTTGATTATTTATATTCTCAAAATGGTAAATATCCGATTAATGACATTCGTAACTTTGCTTATATTACATTGAGCGTAAATGTAGCCCGTAGAGTTGGTGATATTCTTAATTTAAGAATTGGTGATGTAGTTAATATCAAAAATGGTGTAATTGAAATTGCCGACCACCTTTGTTTAAAAGAACAAAAGACTGATAAATATGCTCGTGTGAAAATTAATTCATATGCCAGAGAAGCCTTAAAATTTTATCTTGAAAAACTTGGGCAGTATAACCTTGCAAAGTGTTTACCGGCAAGCAAATTGTCCGATTGGCTGTTTCCTCAATGTTATAACAGAGAAAAGCCAACTACACCTGATAGTATGCGTAAAATGATTAAAAGGCTTATAGATAAAATAAGGGTAGTTAATAAAGGCTTTGTTGACCGTGTAAATGAAAATTGTCCAGAATTATTTAACAAGCATTATGGTACTCATTCATTGAGAAAGACCATTGCAAGAAATGTTATTGATAATTCAAATGATGTTAAAGATATTCAACTTACAACTGAATTTTTAGGACATTCAAGTCAAAAGATTACTTCTACTTATTTGAATATTCAAAGGGAAGAACTTGATGACTATGCTGAAAAATTTGGTATTGGAATTAATTTAGAATAAAAAACAAACAAAACATATCATATGAAAATCAACTGTAAATTTTCGGAAGTCTTTTGTTGCAGATTATATATATGGAGCTATGGTGTAATGGTTAGCATAGCAGACTTTGACTCTGTTGATTAAGGTTCAAATCCTTATAGCTCTGCCAATAACAAGACAAGTGTAACTATATTATAGAATTATAGATTATGCTTAAATAACACCTCCTTTTAAAATAAAACAGACACATAACGGATAAGTGTCGCTATAAAGAATTGCTTTGTGGTTGCCTTATAAGCTGAATCCGTTATTGACAAAAGAAAGGTTATTAATGTAAGAATTGATAACGGTTGGCGGTGGGTTTATATATATTATTTAAAGAAAGGAAATTTTTTATGGATAAACTTATATTAACATTAAAGCGACTAAGGGTTGGAATTTCATTTGCAAGTATTATTGTTACAGTTGTATTGTTCTTTATTTGTAGGGAACAAGCGGTATCTTGGAGAGGAAATGAAACGGTTGGTGGAGAATGTATGCTATTATTTATTCCACTTATTACAGATATTGTGTACATAAATATTAGAGATATTATCTTGGAACATTACAGAATGAATGTGCCTATATTAAAAAGAAAAGTGCCTAAACCAACTATTAAAATTGATAAAATATTATCGGTGAAAAGAAAGGATTTTACATAATGATTGATTGTTCTAAAACTAAAAATTACTTTGCTGAAAAGAAAAGGATGATAGAAAAACATAGATATATATGTGAAGTTGAAGGTTGTGCTGACTGTCCTTTACACTGGTCGAAGAATGGTATGAGTATTTCGTGTACAAAACTTGAAAAGAATTATCCTGGCAAAGCAATTGCAATTATGCAAAAGTGGAGCAATGAACACCCACAGAAAACTTACTTAAGTGAGTTTTTGAAAAAATATCCCAATGCTTTGCTTAATGATAATGGACTACCTAAAGGTGTATGTTTGTATAACTTAGGATTAGCTGATTGCAAAGAATACCCTAACTGCGTTGACTGTTGGAATCAGCCGATTGAGGAGAGTGATTTGGTTGAGTCAGAGAAAATCAATATCCAAAACAACAAGGCTTAAAGTTTATGAGAAGTATGGCGGTCACTGTGCGTACTGTGGTTGCACACTCACTTTAAAAGAAATGCAAGTTGACCATATACAGAGCGTGTATTGGTATAACGGTGCAAACGATATTGAAAATTATAATCCTGCTTGCAGAATGTGCAATTTTTACAAGTCAACAATGACAGTTGATGATTTTAGAGGACAATTAGGCAAGCTAACTTCAAGACTTGAAAAAACCTTTATCTATCGTTTGGCGAAGAAATATGGAGTTATTCAGGAAGTCGAGAAACCGATTGTATTTTATTTTGAAAAGGAGAGAAGTGAAAAATGACGAATTTACAATCTGCACTATTGCGGTGCAAAAATGGATAAGGAGTGAGCAACAATGCCTTGTAAAAAATGCGGATTGCAATACTCAAGTTATTGCTCGCCAAATACAACAAATACAAAAAAAGATTGTGTTAAATGTTGGGGGATGCCAACTGATACAGATTATATTTATTAATAAGAAAATAATTAATTTAGAAAGGACAAGAATTATGAATTTTACAGAGATGAGAAACAAATTAATTGAAAATTTTAATGATATTACAAAAGATGTAACGCATTTGTTTGAGGTAAATGTAGATAAAGACGAAATGTGGAATTTGTACTTAGATAGTTTTCCTTTAGGTACAAATAAAATTTATAGGGAGCGTAGAGAGCACGACTGTTGTTGCTGTCGCCAATTTATCAAGACTATCGGTAATGCGGTTGTCATTAAAGATAATAAAATTACAACAATTTGGGATTTTAAAACAAATGACAGTACATATCAACCCGTATTAAATGCTTTATCAGCCTTTATAAAAGCCCACGCAGTAACAGATGTTTATGTTAGTAAAGTTAAAAGAATTGGAACTTTACAAAATTATGAGGAAATGGAAAATGGTGTTATGCACGAATGGACTCATTTCTTCTTAGAACTTCCTAATAAGTTTGTGAACACCACTTCTTGTTCTATTGGAGAAATTAAGGGCGATTTCAGAGATACGAAGAATGTTTTTAAGCGTTCTCTCGATGATATTGATATGGAATCACTTGATACTGTTATTGAACTTATTAATTCTAACACTTTATATAGGGGGCAAGAGTGGAAGAACTCATTAATTAAGTTCCGTAGATATAAAGAAGAATACGATAAACTTAAAACAGATAAAAAGAAAAATCTTTTTGCTTGGGAACAATCTGTTAAGGTCGGCAAAACAATTGGCAGAATCAGAAATCATAGTATTGGAACACTTCTCGTGGATTTAAGTAATGGAATGGATTTGGACACAGCAGTGAGGAGTTATGAAAAAATTGTTGCTCCGAGTAATTATAAAAGACCAAAAGAAATTTTTACAAAGAAAATGCTTGAAGAGGCAAAGAACACTATTACAGAACTTGGTTATATGGATTCTCTTGGCAGAAGATTCGCAACGCTTGATGATATTACCGTGAATAATATTCTTTTTTCTAACAAGGACTCTGCTAAAAGGATTCAAGGTGTGAATGATGTTTTTGGAGAAATGGAAAAAGAAGTTACTGCAAAGCCAAAAAAGTTTTCTAAGGTTGAAGAAATTTCAGTCGATAGATTTATTTCTGATATACTTCCATCTGCAAAAGAGGTTGAAGTTTATCTTGAAAACAAACATTCAAATAATATGGTTTCTTTAATTGCTCCTGAACATAAAAATGCAAAAACAATGTTTAAATGGGATAATAACTTTGGTTGGGCTTATGCCGGTAATGTAACAGATTCTATAAAAGAAAAGGTTAAGTTAGCAGGTGGAAAGGTCGATGGAGATTTAAGATTTTCTATCCAATGGAATGAGGATGGCAGTGATAACTGCGACCTTGATGCACACTGTAAAGAGTCTGCTTGTGATTATGAAATTTATTTTGGTTCTGCTAAAAAGCCTTATTTTTCTCCTACAAAAGGGCAGTTAGATGTTGATGTCATATCCCCGGATGGAATGGTTGCAGTTGAAAATATTACTTGGGCAGATAGAAAGACTATGAAGCCCGGTAAGTATTTATTCTTTGTGCATCAATACAGCGGTATGGCAAAAAAAGGATTTAGAGCAGAAATTGAGTTTGACGGTCAAATTTTTTCATTTGATTACAACAAGTCAATGAGGACAGATGAAAATGTTTCAGTAGCAGAGGTTGTACTTGATTCCAACGGAGTATTTACAATTAAAGAGTTAATTCCTTCTTCTGCTGTGTCCTCAAAAGAGATATGGAACTTAAAAAGTAATCAGTTTGTACCTGTTTCTGTAATTATGTATTCACCTAATTATTGGAATGGGCAAAATGGAATTGGACATAAGCATTATTTCTTTATGTTGAAAGATTGTTTAAATCCTGAAACGCCAAATGGATTTTATAATGAATTTTTAAATAATGAACTGTTAAAACACAAAAGAGTTCTTGCAGCTCTTGGTTCTAAAATGAGTGTTAATAAAGTAGAAGAGCAATTGTCTGGAATTGGTTTTTCGGCAACAAAGCGTGATGAATTGGTTGTAAAAGTCAAAGGTAATACAGAAAGAGTATTAAAAATTAAATTTTAAAATAAAAGGAGAATAATATTATGGAAGTAAATATTTTTGAGTATGCAGTAAGAAATAAAATCAGATTCCCTTTTAGAGGATTGATTTCAGTTGAAGATTTATGGGATTTATCTCTTGCAAATTTAGATTCTATTTATAAATCTTTAAATAAGCAAGCTAAACAATCTGACGAGGAAAGTCTTTTATCTACAAAGACAGATGTAGACGCAGAACTTGAAATTAAAATTAACATTGTGAAGTATATCGTGTCTACTAAGTTAGAGGAGAGAAAAGCAAGAGAGAATGAGACTATGAAGAAAATTCAAAAGCAAAAAATTATGTCTGCTATTGCAGCAAAAGAGGATGAAGCTCTGCAAAACAGTTCTATCGAGGATTTAAAGAAAATGCTCAATAACATTGAGAACTAAAAAATGATAAGTTGAGCCGTCATAATATAGTTGTTGCTCAACTTAAAATATAAGTATAGATAAAGTGGGGGGGGTAATATGTCCGAATATCATATTGGGTGTGGGATAGATGGTATTTACGCTGGAAGATTAAATAAAGCAAAGACAATGTGGCTACAAAAGAATGATGTTACAGAGGACGCATTAGCGAGTGTAAGGGATTATCTACGAAGCCATATTGAAGATGGTAAAAATAGCTTCGGCTATGAATGGTGTACTAAAGATGGCAAGGTAGTATCACTTGTGGTGTCTGTAAGAGAGGGTAAGATTTATGAGAGTTGTCCCAATAATGATGTATAAAACAAAATTCAGCCAATCAAGTTATGAAGTCTTTAATATTAAAAATAATAAGAATGGCTATCCTACATTTTTAATTTATGAAAGAAATCAATGGATATGGATAAAAGCCAAATATTTTAAACCTGTTGAGGAGTGAGATTGTTCAACGACTAATTATGAGAAAATCAAAAAGATGTCAGCAGATGAAATAGCAACAGCTATCTTGAAAGGTATATCAAGTGACCCTTGCGACTATTGTAATCACGATACTTGTGATAACAGATGTTATTATAAGTCAGATTACGAGATTATTAGGGATTGGCTTGGAAGGGAGATAGGAGAATGACAACTGAAAAGATTAAGCAAATCTGCGAAAAAGGATTTGCTACACATAAAGCAAAGCTTATTCAAAACACTGACCGTTACCTTATTATTGATTGGCGAAGGGCTGACGGAAGTGGTGAATATTATGTGAATTACATAGTAGATAAGAAAAGAGGTAGTTTAATTGTCAGCGGCGATTTGGGTGATAGTATAGCTACTTGGTATAACCATATTAATCCGTCAGACCTAAAAGATTGGGTAAAAAATGATATTGGCTATTACATAAGTAAACTTCAATGTTATTCATGTTTGTACTATTACGAAAGTGATAACATTGTTGCTGATATAAAAGAAAAATTAAAAGACGTTGATGTTGATGATTTAATATCGGCATATAACGAATATAACTATTGTTGTGTACGCACCGAGGAAGAACTTTGGGATAGACTTGACGATGATGTATCAACTTGTATCTACACTGAATCTTTTATTCCTGCTAAAGGGATTAAGGATTTTTGTGAAGAACTTGATTCAGATTGTTGGGAGTGGATTTATGATTGCGGTAAGCGGATACATCCTCGTGTTTATTTATGGGCAGATGGCTTTTATAGAGCGTACAAACAGATTGAAGGAGCGATTTAAAGAAATTCGGAAATTCCGAATAATCTATAAGTAACGAAAAGGAGTATTTTAATTTGTTGAAGATATATTATGTGAAGAAATATGTATCTATTGATAATGATGAATGGAAAAAAATTGGTTGTAATGCTTACATAATGTCTAATGATAGTTCGTCTGAAAAAATAATTTTTAAAAATAAAAGTTTTGATGAGTGCTTTGAATTTTTAGGAAATCATTATATAAATGGTTTATCACGGTCAGAATCAATTTTTAGACATAAACCACTTATAAATGTTCATTACAGTTGTAATTTGACTGAAACACTTTATAGGTCTTTTAATACTATCTCTTGCAAACAAACTTATACAGAAATAGATATGACTCTTGACGATATAATGAAATTTTTTTCAGCGGAGCAAACAATCGAATACATTAAAGAGAGAGGTCTTAATGTATGTCCTGTGTTAAATAAGTAAGAGTTTACCAATATATTAGTATAGGAAAGTAACGAAAAGGAGCAATAAAAAGTGTCAAAAAAAATGATAAAAGGATATAAAGGTTTCAACAAAGGATTAGTATGCAGAGATAAACAGTATGCCGAAAACACGGTGTTTGATGAAGATGATGCTGTCTTATGTGAAAGTGGTATGCACTTCTGCGAAAATCCGCTAAATGTGTTGAATTATTATCCGTACTATAATTCAGATACAAAAAGTTTTTCAGAGTATGCAGAAGTTGAAGCACCAGAAGATGTTATAGAGAGTAATTGTGAAAAGTCTGTTACAAAACAACTTAAAATTGGTAATAAGATTTCTTTTGATGAATTAATTAAAGCAGGTGTTGAGTTTAATTTGTCAAAAGCGAAATTTGATAAAGAAAAGTCTATTGCTACAGGCAATTGCAGTGGAGCAAGTGCTGTTGGTAGGTGCAGTGGGGCTATTATTACAGGCAATGGCAGTGGAGCAAGTGCTGTTGGTTGGCGCAGCGGAGTAAGTGCCACAGGCGATTTCAGCAGTGCAAGCGCTGTTGGCGATTACAGCGGAGCAATGGTTACAGGTTGGCACAGCGGAGCAATGGTTACAGGTGACGATTGCGGTGCAATGGCTACTGGAACTGGCAGCGGAGCAGCCATTATTGGCGATTACAGCGGGGCAAGCGCTACGGGTAGATGTAGTAGCGCAATGGTTGTAGGTAGGTATTCTCAAGCAATGTGTAAAAACAATAGCGTTGCCATTGCTGTTGGTGGAGGTTCTATGGCTAAAGGTGACATTGGTTGTTATATTGTCCTGACTGAGGTTGAGTGGGTTGAGTGGGGTAGCGAAACAGACGGATATAAAATCATTGATTGTAAGTGCTTTAAGGTTGACGGAAAGATTATTAAGGCAGATACTTTTTATAAATTAGTTGACGGTAAACCTGTTGAAGTGGAGTAAAATGTGTACTGTTTATGTCTATTTTTACTCACTAAATATATTATATTATTAAGTTTTTAAAATGAAAGGAATAATAAAATGAATAAAATGAATGGGAGAAATATAACTTTACATAACACAGATTTTATTGGGAGCGTTATTGATTTATCAGATGTAAAAATTAAAGGAAATAAACTTGTTATTAATCTTAGTCCACAACAATTAAAAATACTAACTTGTTCTATTTTTAATGACAAAGTTCAGCTCTCAACTTTGAAACCAAAGGATGAATTTAAGATTGGCGATGAAGTGTTTATTGTTTTAGAACAGAATGGTGATAGGACTGAGGTTATTTCTAAGGAATTTGCGTATAATCATACTTTTGGTGGTAATTCTTGTTGGAAAGTATCTAATATTCGTACTCTATTAAATGATGTGTACTACAATAAGATTGTAAAATTGGTTGGGGAAAATAATATTATTATAATGAAGCGTGATTTAACATCTCTTGACGGATTAGATGATTACGGCATTTGTCATGATAGAATTTCACTTTTATCTGTGTCAGAGTATGCTAAATATCACAAGATTCTTGGTTTAAACTCCGACTATTCTGATTGGTGGTGTCTTATTACTCCTGCATCAGCGCCGAGTAATAAGTTTCGTCATGATATTTGTTATGTTGATGATAAGGGTAAGGTTGTTTCTTTCGGTTGTAACCGTTTTTGTGGCATTCGTCCATTTTTTACTCTTACATCTTCAATTATGGTTATTCCAAACAAAGGTTAATAAATTGATTATTTCAAAACGAGGAGGTAAAAGATAAATGTCAATGTGGACTCATTTGCAAGGTGTGATTGGAGTTCGACCAATGCGTAGAACAGACATTGAGAGTAGATGTGTCATAAACAATTTATAGGTTTTTTGCTAATGCAAATAAAAGAAACTATAAAAAGTTTTAAAGATGATTTAAAGCGAGATTTTATACTCTTAGCGAGTCAAATAATAAAGGTCAACCGTTGAGTTTCGGAAACCATTTAAAGACGGAATAATGTTAGCAATGAAAGGTGGTGAGATAAATTTCAGAGAATTTAAATAATAAAACAGTTGAAGAAATAATGGAATCACTCCCAGAAAAGATAAGAGAAACTGTAAAGAATGTGTATAATACAGCTTACAGAAAAGGTTTAGCAGTTGGTGCATATTCTATTTCAACTATCGTTCTTCAAAAATTGAGAGAAAATAAAAATCCTGCTTTAGCAAGAGCTAATGTTATTAAGTTCTTGATGAGCAACAAGAGTGTGGCTCGTAATGAGCAAAGTAAAACTAATACTGAGACAGAGAAAGGTGAAAAGTAATGAGATTAAATGGCAATTTTATCATTGAGAAAGAGGCAACCTGTAATGGTTGTGCAAATCTTGACTTCAAATACAAGCAGTGTAGAGCTTTAAAAGAAAAGCATTGCGTAATTGGTGATGAGCAGATATACACATATGATGTATTTAAAAGTCTTGATTGCTTTACTGCTCCTTCAAGCAAAAACGAGGGCGAGTATGTTACAGTCCTGAAAGCTAAAGATTGCAAAGGATACATACCGAGAAAGAACAAAAGGGTAATAAACGATGATAGTAACAATAATAAAAATAAGAAAGGCTGATGTATATTGAGTAATAATAAAGGTTTAGGTTTGAGACAGACAAAAGGTTATTTTCAGGTAAAAGGCAAGGTAACAGGTGTTGAAAAGGAAAATTTCTATACAGAAGGTAAATCACAAAATGGAAAAGATTACCGCAGAATTAATTTTGGAGTAGAGTATCAGCCTGATTGTTCGGTATATGTACAGCAGTTCGGTATGCCACAGGACTATGTTTATTATTCTAAACAAGAAATAACAGGTAATAAAAAAACAACAGTAACTAAAAAGGTTAATTGGAGTGATAGATTTAAGTCTACAGAGGACGGCTATAGACTTATTGGTGTAGCTTGTGGAGTAGAAAAAATAGTTGATAAGAATGGAAAACTTATAAATAGTAGGAAAAACCTTACTCAGTTTGATGCTTGCAAAGAAATTGCAGAACACTTAAAAGATAACGATAGTGTTTTTGTGAAAGGCAACATCACATATTCTACCTATGAGGATTCACATAAAACAAATTTTGATTTTACACAGGTGTCTTTGTGTAAAGACAATATTGACTTTGACAACGAAAATTTTAAATCAGAAAATAAATTTAAGCAAGAAATTGTTTTTATGGGAATAGATAAAAGCAAGGAAATTGACGGAGAATTTATCATCAGCGGCAAGGTTGTAAATTATGATTCGATTGAAGATATTGAATTATATACTCGTGACAACAAGTTAGCAAGTATCTTAAAAAAGAATTGTAAACCATATAACCTTATTGAATTAGGCGGTAATATTTTTGCGGAATTTGGCTCTGAAAAAGTTGAGAGTGATGATGAATGGGGCGTTGGTATTGAAATGAATAAGGTAAAAGCTCCGTACTCTATTAAACTAATGGTTAATGGCGCTGATAAAAGTTCTCTTGATACAACTACATATAGTGAGGAAATTATCGAAGAAGCTCTTGTAAAACAGAAAGCGAATAACACTGCAAAAGCAGAATTTTCAACAAAGACAAGCAAGTCCGACAGTGATGATTGGGATGATGTTGATGGAGAGGAGTGGGATTAATAATATATGGTAATTCGTAGAGCAACAGCAATTAAAGAAAAACTTGGTTTTTTGATTTATGGTAAGCAGGGTACTTGGAAGTCAAGCCTTTGCCTTGAGTTTGCAAAAATGAAGAGAGAGGACGGCAAACCATTTAGAGTCCTTTATATAGATGCCGAAGCAGGTTCGATTGATAGTTACCTTGATAAACTTGCAGAGCAGGGTGTTGACAGCAGAAATATTTTCATTGCAAGTACACAGTCATTGACAGAAGCAAGAGACCTTATAAAAACAGTTTCGGCAAACGAAGAAATTTACTATTTTGATGACGAGGATAATGAAGAAAAAACCGCATTAGACGCAGACGGCAATATTTTCATTGCTGATGCTATTGTTGTAGATGGATTATCTCTTCTTTACACGGCTCGACAGCAAGGTATTGTTGAATTTTCCAAAAAGAGAGCTAATGTTCGTGCTAAAAAGAAAGAAATTATTGGTGAGGAAAAACTTGTAGCTGTTGAAGGTGCAGGTTTAGAAGTAAAGGACTATCAAACTCTGAAATTTGACGGACAGGCTTTTATTCTTAACTTGCTTGCAAGTGGTAAACATTTTGCAGTAACTTGTAGAGAAGAAGATGTAAAAGAGAGCGTAAAGGATAAAGAAGGCAATATTAAAATGATTGCAACAGGTGAAAAAAGACCGCAAGGTTTTAAAGATGTAGCTTATAATGTAAAAACTGTTTTACATATGTTGCAGGATGAAGAAAGTGGAGATGTAATTGCTCTTGTCGAGGGTAAGGACAGAACTATGATATGCAAGCAAAATGAAATTATTGAAAATCCAACTCTCTTAACTTGGCAGCCTGTAATTGATAGAAATAAGAATAAAAAAGATGTTACAACCACAAATACTTTCAATAAAAGTGTAGATATTGAAGTTGAAAATATTAAAAATGATTTAATATCTGATGATACCGAAGATACAACAATTACAGAAGTATCTGCTGACGAAATTAAATCAAAAATCAGTTCTACACTTAAAAGTTTGACAAGCACAAAAAAGGCTAAAGCTAAAAGCCTTATTGAGAAAGCTAAATTACCAGTAAGATATAATACTATTGATAATATAGACATACTCAATAAGTATTTATCAATTATTGAGTCAGTAATTTAAAATGGCTCTGTCGGTAAAATGTTTTTACTGTAAAGGGAATATAGATTTAAAGCAAAAATATGATGGCAGTTTTGTTTATGACAAAAAGCATTACTGCCATTGTCATTGCTTTACTGAACATAAAACTTCTTTAAAAAAAGGTAAAAAAAACATTGATGAATGCGAAAAATATTTAAAAAGTTTAAAACAAAATACTCAATTAATAGTTTTAAATGCAAAATGTAATACTTTACTTATAGAATGGTATTGTTTATTTTTTAGTAAAACGACAATAACACCTTATGCAAGAAAACTCATATCTCAAGTAGTGAGTGGCGAGTATAAAAATATTAATAAGCCTATTCCAATATATGAACTATATGATATGTTTCGACTTAAAGCTGCCGAATTAAAAGGTATTAATACAACATTAATATCAAAAAACAAACAAAGAGGTATTAGGTGTAATGTAGATAGTATATTCGCTTATGATATAGCTGTAATTGTTAATCAATATGACGATTATGTTCAATGGAAAGAAAACATTAAGCAAGATAAATTAAATCGTAAACGAATGATAGAACAAAGGTTAAATGATAAAATTGATTATAGTCTATACAAGAATTATCATAAACAAAGTAATAAAACTATCTTTGATATAAGTTCAGTTATAGATGAGATTTAAAAAAATGACAAGATAGATTATACAAAATAAGAATAAAGACAGGCGGTGCTATTTTATTACAGAGGATAAAGAAATAAAATTAAATAATATACAAAATGAGATATTATTCGTTGGGGCGATTTACAAACAACCTGCATTGCTTGTTGAGTATTCAACGCAAATTAGGAGTAAATATGATTTCTCCGATGAAGTAACAAGATTTTTTTATGACAACGCAGAAGTTGTTTACAAAAACAGAAGCCAAATATTTGATAATGCAATTGTTACTACATATATGACCGAAGATAACGAGCGTTATAAAAAATATATTAATTATGGTGGTTGGGCTACAATTCAAAAATGGATAGATTTAGCCTTGCCTGAAAATGCTAAATCCTATGCTGAGGTTATAAAGAAGTATTCTTTGTTAAGAGAATATGACAGAAAAGGTTTTGATGTAAATAAGATTGTTTCTCATCCTAAGTTTGAATCTTGGAGTTCAAGTGATATACCAAGACTTGTAAGGTCAAAAATAGATAGGGTTTCTACTGTTATTTTAGGTAATACCGAAACAGAAATATTAAATTCTAATATTAAAGAAATGATACTAAAAAGACTTGAAATACCAGATATGGGTGTATCAGTTCCTTATCCTTTGTGGAATGAAATGTTTAGAGGCTTAAAGACTGAATCACTGATGTGTGTTGGTATGAGGTCAAATGACGGTAAATCAAGATTTATGTTTAAGTTGATTGCTTATTTGGCGTTATATCAGAAACAACAAGTTTGTGTATTACTCAATGAAATGTCTATCGAGAATATGAAATTTTGTTTGTTGACGACAGTAATTAACAATAAAGAATTTGAAGAATTACACGGAATACATATTACCAAAAAGGAACGAGAAATCACTCTTGGCTTATATAAAGACGGTAAAGGTGAATTTGTTATCAGAAAGCAAAATGCTGACGGTGAATTTATTGAAAGTTATGAAGATTATTACGCAAGAGTAACAAATCAATCAACAGAATTTGAGAATATTCTCAAAGTGGCTGATTGGATTGAAAAGGAAAGTAAAGGTTTGATTTTTGCTGTTGATATGGTATCAGCTTACGATAACCAAACACTTGAACTTGAAATTCGTAAACAAAATATGATTACTCAAACAAAATATTTCTTTTATGATACATTAAAAGACACTGACAGTACAGTCGGTGATTGGACAGGATTAAAAATCACTACGACTATGCTATCAGAATTAACAAGGCAGCTTGATATTTTTATTTACTGTTCGATACAGCTTACTGATGATACCAACTTTGTGAAGCCAGAGGAATTATGTTCTTCAAACATTGCAAATTGTAAACAATTAAAGCATATATTAGACTCATTGGTCTTGTTTAAATCGGTAGATTTAAAAGATTATAATAAATATAAGTATCTTGTCTATGATTCGGAATGGGGAGATTTTGGAGAGAAAGAGCTTGATACTTCTAAAAAATATTATATTGGTGTGACCGATAAAAACAGAGTTGGTAATAAATATAAAATGGTATATCAAGTTGACCTTGATACCAACGAATGGTATGAAATGGGGCAATTAGTAATAACAGGAAGATAGTAGGTGAATAATAAATGGAAGTTCAAAGGCTAAAAGAATATTTAATAAATAACGATTTAATATATAAAGTTTTAGAAAAAATTGGTTGTCATAGCATTAAAAATAAAGGGGAATATTATCAATGTGCTAATCCGGACGGAGACAACCAAACAGCTATTACTGTATATAAAGATAGTCTAAATGTTATTGATTACACAAGAAATATTGAACAGAATAATACTTCTGATATTTTTAGTTTAGTTATGTTTTTTCAGAAATGTAATTTTTTTCAATCTATGCAATTTGTATGTTCTTGTGTTGGAATAGATTATTACTACGATTTTGATAAAGAACTTCCTGAAAGTTTAAAAATTACTAAGCTGTTATTTGAATTAAGCAATTATTCTATACAAAGTGAAGATGAAAATCCTGTAAAGCCTATAAGTGAAAAAATTTTATCTTATTATTTTCCTTATGTCAATGATATGTTTTACGAAGATAATATTGATTATGAAACGCAACAATTATTTGAAATCGGGTTTGATTGTGAAACAAATAGGATAATTGTTCCAATCCGTGATGAAATAGGTACCTTGGTAGGAGTTAAGGGGAGATACTTCTACCGAGAAGTTCCTGATGAAGTAAATAAGTATTTATACATTGAACCTTGCTCGAAAGGTCAAATATTGTATGGTCTTAATGTTACATATGACTATATAAAAGAAGAAAACACAGTTTATGTAGTAGAATCTGAAAAAGGTGTTATGCAAATGTTTTCAAGTGGTTATAGAAATGTTGTGGCTACTTGTGGCAAAAAAATAACTAAAACTCAAATACATAAGTTATCAAGATTATGTGGTAATATAGTGTTTCTGTTTGATAAAGATGTGGGTATTTCTGAATTACAAGGGATAGCAGATAAGTTTATTAATGGAATAAACCTTTATGCAGTTATTGATGAGGGCGGTGTTTTAGGGGAAAAAGAATCGCCCTCTGATAACTACATAAAATTAAAACAGTTATTAAATGATAAGAAAAACATAATAAATTTGAGGTGATAAAAAGTAAGTAACAAATTAAAATATAAATTAATTGAGAATAGTAAAAATGATTTGAATAATATAATTGATACAGTCCTAAAAAATAGGGGTATTGATAATATTAATGAATATCTCTCTTTGACAGATAAAGTTTTATATTCGTATAAATTATTTAAGAATATAGACAAGGCTGTTCAATGTTTTAATAAACATACTGATAATAACAGTAATATCCATATTGTTGTTGATTCTGATGTTGATGGTTATACTTCGGGTGCTATTATGTATTCTTATATTAATGATTTGTTTCCAAATTGCAGATTGTCTTATTCTCTACATACAAAGAAACAACACGGTTTATCTAATGATATAGAAATACCAAAAGATATTGAATTATTAATTATTCCCGATGCAGGTAGTAATGATATTGAAGAATGTAAAAAGCTGAAAGAAAACAATTCAAATCTTGATATTATAATTTTAGACCATCATATTATTGAGCAGGATAATCCTTATGCTATTGTTGTTAATAGCAATGACGGTGTTTATCCTAACAAAGAATTATCTGGTGTCGGAGTAGTATATAAATTTTTACAGGCTCTTGATGATGTAAATCTTGAGGATAAAGCTGACAGCTATCTTGACTTAGTAGCCTTGGGCAATATTGCAGATATGATGGACATAAGAGTGTATGAAACTAAAAGACTGATAGATAAAGGATTGATTCATAAAAATATAAAGAATAAAGTTTTTCGTGCATTTATTGAGCAACAACGAGATACAATCCATAATAATGTGTCAATTCATAACATTCAGTTTTATATTGTTCCGTTAATTAATGCAATGATTAGAATGGGCAGACAAGAAGAAAAGGAATTAATGTTCAAATCTTTTATAGAGCAAGATGAATACTTCGATTACAAAAAGCGTGGTTCAAATGAAATTGTAAAAGAGGATATTTATACAAGAGTGGCTCGTTTTTGTAGCAATACTAAGACAAGACAACAAACAACAGTTACCAAAGTTATGTGTGAGATTGAGCCGTTAATTGATAAAAGCACAGATAAGGTTTTGTTTGTTAATGCAAGTAAAATTCTTGCTGATACCTTGACAGGTGTGTTAGCTACTAAGATTGCTGAAAAATATCAAAAACCAACTCTTTGTCTTAGAAAAACTAAAACGAAAGGTTTATATGGCGGTTCAGGCAGAAATTATAAAAATAGTTTTATCAAGAGTTTAAAAGATATTTTAACTAATACAAACTGCTTTGAAATGGTACAAGGTCACGATAATGCTTTTGGTTTAGAAATTGCTTCAAATAACATTAAAAATGCAATAAACACTTTAAATAACCTTAATATTGATAGCGGTAACACTTGTAAGTTTTGTGACTTTATTATTCAGTCAGATGACTTAACCATTGAAACAATGAAAAGGTTGTCTGATGTAAGCGATTATTGCGGTCAAAATATAGACGAACCTTTGATTGCTATTGAAAATATCGAATTAAGCAGAGAACAGCTTAAAATAATGGGGAAACTTGGTAATAGTTGGAAGTTTGAAACTGACAGTAGTGTTAATATTGTGAAATTTAATGTTGATTTAAAAACTGATGAAGTTCTTAACTCATTTGATGATTTTAGTGACTATGGAACCCTGCTTATAAACGCTGTTGGCAAGGCTAATATCAATTATTACCAAGGCATAGCTACCTGCCAATTTATTATTGATGATTATGAGGTGGTGAATAAGTGGTAAAAGAACAAATTGTACATTTACATAACCACTCGTATTATTCGTTGCTTGATGGATATAGTTCGCCTATTGAATATTTACAGAGGACAAAAGAATTAGGGTGTTCAGCTTTTGCTATTACTGAGCACGGCAATGAATATAGTTGGGTATATTTTGATAAGTTAAAAGAAAAATATCCAGATATAAAAATGATATTTGGTGTTGAGTTCTATGAAGCATTTGATATGAGTGTAAGCGACAGTGAAAATAAATATTTTCATTTACTCGCTTTGGCTAAAAACGAAAAAGGCAGAATAGCTATTAATGAGTTGATTACAAAAGGTGAGTTTGAGGGATTTTATTATCACGGTAGAGTTGATTTAAATGCTATGAAGCCTTATAGTAAAGACCTCATTATCAGTTCTGCTTGCCTTGCTTCTAAGCTGGCAAGAGAAGATGATTTTAATAAGTGTATAGAATATGTTAATGAATATAAATCTGTATTTCCACATTTTTATCTTGAAATGCAATCACACAATACAGCAGAGCAGTGTGAGTATAATAAAAAGATAATTGAACTTGCTAAGGCTACAAATACTGAATTTATTGTTACTTGTGATTCTCACGCTTCAACTAAGGAGGGCTTGTATTATCAAGAGTATCTTGTAAAGATTGCTCACGACAAAGATACTCTTGATGAAACATATAAAGATTGTTATATGCAATCTCCTGATGAAATTCATAATATTATGGATAAACAGATTGGCAGAGAAAATGTAAGTCTTGCAATGGCTAATACCGTTAAGATAGCCAATATGATTGATGAAGTGCATATGCCGTTTCAAAAGCCACAGTTACCGACATTCCCTATTCCAAAGGGATACAAAGATAATTATGAATACTTAGTTAAATTATGTGAAGATGGTTTTAAACAGCGTGGGCTTGATAAATTATCTGTTGATGAACAAAAAATTTATAGAGACCGGTTAGAATATGAGTTATCTGTAATTCATCAAATGGGATTTGACGGATATTTTCTCATTGTATGGGATTTGATTAATTTTGCTAAAAGTAATGACATAGCAGTCGGTGACGGCAGAGGCAGCGGTGCGGGTTCAATAGTAAACTGGTTATTACATATTTCTACATTAAATCCTATAAAGCATAATCTTATTTTTGAAAGATTTTTAAACCCAGAAAGAGTGTCAATGCCTAATCCTTATTGGGCATTTGTTGTGAACTTTATTACTCAAAGGTGTGCTTATAATAATTAATAAGTGCTAACGGTATCAGTTGAATAAGACTTCATATCAAGGCTTACAAGCAGATATATGATTAAAAAAAGACGAAGTAACTGACTAAGAGAGCCTACGGTCTCTAATGAGATAGCAGGTAATACCGTGCTAAGTTGATTTACATTATATATAAATATAAACAAATAAAAAATAGAAAGGATGATAAACTTTATAATAAAAGTAGTTAAAGACTATCCAATGTATTATGTTTCAGAGGCGGGAGATGTATATAGTTTACATTCTGGTAAGATGAAAAAATGAAACTTTGGCTTGATGGACAAAAAAGATATTATATGGTGTCTTTATGTAATGGGAATAAAGTACCTAAGAAAAAATTAGTACATAGATTAGTTGCAGAAACCTTTATTCCGAATCCTAATAATTTACCAGAGGTTAATCATATTGACTACAATAATAAAAATAATAATGTACAAAATCTTGAATGGTGCGACAGGGGTTATAATATGGCTCATTGTTTCAAAAAATATACTCAGATTAGAAATTATAGACCTTGTGTTATATATCAAGATAATAATTTAATCAAAGAATTTCAAAGCGTTGCTGAAGCAAGTAGATATGCTACTAAATATTTAAATATAAGCGGAAGTAGTCTATCAAAATATAAAACATTTAAAAACTATAAATTAATATATGTAAATCAAAAAGTGTAACGACTAATTTGTACAACAGAAGATGAGTTGCTGTTGGAAGTGCAACAAGATATGAATATCAAGATATAGTCTAACCTTAAACTTTATAAAATAAATAAAGGCTTATGAAAATAAGCAGAGAGGTGGATATTGACACAGACTTTAATAAGAGAGATGAAGTAATTAGGTACTTAATGGACAAATATGGTAAAGATAATGTTTGTCAAATTATCAATTTTAATTTTATTACGCCTTGCGTAGCAATTAAAGATGTTGGTAAAGTATTAGGTGTTCCATATAAAGTAACAGATAAGATAAGTAAAAAGTTTGTTTATGAGAACTTTCAAGAAAACTTGGATAACGATAAGACAATTATTGAAGAATATGCTCAATATACGGATTTATTTGACATAGCAAGTCACTTGAGTGGTAGAGTGAAAACAGTATCAATGCACGCAGGCGGTGTGGGTATTGTAGACACTAAGATTACTGATTATATGGCTATGCGTTGCGGTAAAGATAATGCAAGAGTTATTAGTGTTGATAAAAGGGTAATTGAAGAAATTGGCATTATTAAATTTGACTTACTTGGTGTTGCAACACTTTCAGTTGTTGACGATAGCGTAAAACAATCTCATTTGAGTTTAGATTATTTCAACGCAAGTAATGAAGATTTTATTAATGATAAAGCCACATATGAATTATTGGCAAGTGGTAGGACTGATGGTGTATTTCAGGTTGAAAGTCAAGGTATGAAAGATATATTAGTCAAATTAAAACCGACTAATATTGATGATATTTCTGCCGTATTAGCATTATATCGACCTGATAGTATGGGTGCGTTGAACGATTATATTCAATGTAAATGTGGAGAAAAACAAGCAGAGTATATTCACGAAGATATGAAACCAATTCTTGAAAGCACATATGGCTGTATGATTTATCAAGAACAAATGCTTGATATTGTTCGTAAATTTGGCGGAAGAAGTTATGGTCAGGCGGACCTTTTCAGAAAAGCAGTGGGCAAAAAGAGTGTAGAGTTAGTTAAGCAAGAATCTGCAAAATTGTATCAAGAAATTATAGATAACGGATATAGTGAGGAAATTGCTAAAAAAATTAGTGATGACCTTTCAACAAAAGGTGGCTACCTGTTTAATAAATCACATTCGGTATCATATTCTATGTTGACATTTAAAACAGCATATCTCAAAGCTCATTATCCACTTGAGTTTTTCACTGCTTTGCTAAATAAAAATAAAGGTGATTATGGTGCTATTAATAAATATATTCTTGATGCGAAAAGTTTTGGCGTAAATATTTTACCACCACATATTAATAAATCCGAAGTGAATTTTTCTGTCAATGATAATGCGATAATTTTTGGTTTATCAGCCATTAATGGTATAGGTGATAAATTTGCTAATGAGATTGTAGAAGAACGCAGTTCCGGCGGTAAGTTTACAAGTTTAAATAATTTTAGTGCAAGAGTATCGACTAATAAAAGTCAAATAATCGCATTAATTAAATCAGGTGCTTTTCCTTGTAATGATAGAGAAAAAATGTTGAAAAGATATTTTAAATCTTTAATTCCTCATAAAGAATACACACCTGTTGCAACTTTGCCCAAATTACCAGTCTTGAATGAGATGGGGATAGATACAAATTTAATTAAAACCAAAGAGGAACGATTGTCAAAATATAATATCCGTAAAAAAGTAATGTTTGAAATAGAACAAGAAAAGAAAGAGCAAAAAGCCTTTGATACTTATATGGAGAAATATAATAAGGATAAAGACTTTTGGGAATTTGAAATGTTATCAGTCTTTCTTACGGATAATCCGTTCAAAGAGGGTGTTCAATTTTGTAATACAGATTATGCTCAAATTGAGAATGATTGTCTTTGTACCCTAATTGGTGTTATATCTAAAGTGCAAAAGAAAAAAGATAGGTATAAAAATCAGTATGCTTATGTAAATTTGTATTCCACGAACGGTATTATTGAACTAACAATATGGAGTTCGGTATTTAAAAAATACACAGACTTCATTAAGAGGGGTGAAAAGATTGCTGTGCTTTGTTGTAAACGGTCAAATGATTGTTGTGAAGTTCAAGCGGTTAAATCATATGATAGGTGGTTGTACTTAAAGAAGAACGGAGGTAATATCATTAATGGCAATTAAAAGTAAGCAAAAAAACAAGCCCACAACAGTAATTTTCCAAGCTAAAATACAGCAGCAGCGTTATTATAATGATGATAGTTGCTTTGGTGTTTATGTATTCACAACTCAAAATGAAATACCTGAATATGATAGTTTAAAACCTCTTGTTTTAGCTGACGGTAGTAACTGTAATATATATATGTCTATTTTAAGCGGTTCTATGCAACAACTTATTATTGGTAATACTTATGAAGTCGAAGCTGAATTAATTTATAATAATAAATATAAATCTTGGCAATATCAGCCGATTACAGTAAAAGAAAATATGGAATTTACCGAAGATAATCAGCGTAATTATTTACTTTCTATCTTAACTGAAAATCAAGTGAATAATTTACTTAGCGTTTATCCTGATATTGTTGAAAGAGTAATTTCTAATAATGAAATTGATATTTCAAAGGTTAAAGGCATTGGAGAGGCAAAGTGGGAAAATTGCAAAGCTAAAATTATTGAAAATTATAATATTTCTGATATTTTAACTATGTTATCACCTTTGGGTGTTACTTATAATATGGTGAAAAAATTAGTTATGAGTGAAGAACAACCAGAATTGTTAAAACAAAAACTTCTTAAAAATCCATATATGATGACTAAAATTAAAGGTCTTGGCTTTAAACGAGTAGATGATTTAGCCCTAAAACTAAAGCCAGAATTGAAACAGTCGATTGAAAGAATTATAGCTTTTACAAAATATTATTTTATAGCACTTGGAGAAAACGAAGGGCATACATATGTAAGGCTTGATACTTTTAAAAATGAGATGTCGAACAACATTTCTGAATGTATGAGTTTGTATGATGATTTTATTAATTCTCAAAAACGGACTAATCTATTTCTACATTTTAGTGGAAATAAAGTTGGCTTAAAAGAATATTATGACAATGAAACAGCAGTGTTAGGATTAATTGAATATCTTAGTGGGTTTAAACCAAAGAAGATTGAAAACTATGATGAAATAATTAAAAGAGTTGAAAAGGAACAAGGCTTTAATTTTAATGATGAACAAATTGAAGTTATCAATCGGGCTATTAATCAACCTGTTGTTCTTATTACAGGCAAAGCCGGCAGTGGTAAAACAAGTATTACAAAGGCATTGCTTAGTGTACTTAGTGAAAATTCATTAAAGGTATCTTGCTGTGCATTGTCGGCAAAAGCAGCTCAAAGAATTACTGAAGCTACAGGGTTCCCGGCGTCTACTATTCACAGATTACTACAATGCCAAGGTGATGAGTTTTCATACAATAAACTAAATCCTTTGCCTTGTGATGTGTTGTTAGTTGACGAGTTTTCAATGGTAAATACGAAAATAGCATTATCTTTAATGTCAGCAGTAAAAGAGGGAACAAGAGTTATTATATGCGGTGACAATAGACAGTTGCCACCTATCGGATATGGTAACATATTTAATGATTTACTTAATTTAAAAAATCCTATATATTCTGTTTATAAACTTACAAAGGTGCATAGACAAGCAGAAGATTCAGGTATTTTAGTTGACGCCAATAAAATAAGAGACGGCATTGACCCAATCCCTATTAAAGAAATAAGAGTAGAATCGGGTAAAAATAAAGATATGGTTTATCGTTTTGGTGAAAACCGAGAAGGACTAAGGCGAATGGCTATTAAGTCATATTTAAATGCTGTTAAAACTAATGGATTAGATAATGTTGTTATTATAACACCAAGAAAAGATAAGTGTATAAATTCTGTAACAGAAATTAATAATATTATTCAAGAAAATTTAATTCCTAATGCTCCTAAAGAAATAAAATATATCAATCAGGTTTATAAAGTTGGTGCAAAAATAATTCAAAGAGTAAACAATTATGAAAAAGAAGTGTTCAACGGAGAGATTGGAACATTAGTTGATATTATTTTTGCCGATAATGGCAACATAAACGATAGTGTTATCAAGTGTGAATATAAAAATATTACTAATGAGAAAGAAAAAAGAACAGTTGAATATGAGTATAAAGAATTGGAGCAAATACAGTTGGCTTATGCTCTTACAGTCCATTTATCGCAAGGTAGTGGTTACAATTGTGTTATTGCCATTATAGACAACACTGATTATATATTATTAGATAACTGTTTGTTATATACGGCATTAACACGAGCAAAGAAAAAATGTTTATTGTTAGCTGAACCGTCTGCTTATAAAAGAGCAATTAAAACCAATCACACTATTAGCCGTCAGACTTGGTTAAGCCTTATGAATGAGGACTAAAAAATAAAATATCAAAATATCAAAATATTTATTGACTTATTAAACTTAATATGTTATCATATATACTATAGTTATATTATATAATTAAATTCACTTTTTACAATCTTGGAATTACAGCAATCAATAGATACGCAGAAAAATTCAGCGTGTTTATAGTTGGCTGATATTTTTTACAACATTGTATTGTAAAAAGCGAAAATATTATGTAAATAGCAATCAATGTCAGAAAGGTGGTGTTGCTTATGATTTGAGATAATTATAAATAATAAAAACATAGAAAGGAATGATTGAGTGGTACAGAAGATTGAATTAATAACTACAAAAGATGTTTCAGAATTTACTGATGTAGTGAATGGAATTGATGAAGAAGTAACTTTAATAGGAAAAGATGAAAATGGCAAAGATTGGACTATTAGTGGCAAGAGTTTTTTAGCTAATTTGCTTTTGGTTAATTCGGTAAATCGAGCAAAAAACAACCCTGCACATAAGGTAGATTGGAATACTATTACTTGTATTTGCAAAAAAGATATTTATTCAAACATTAAAAAGTGGGCAGTTGGCTCGGTTATGGAGTGAGTAAATGAGACATCGTACAATTATGCTAAATATAAATTTACCAAACAGTGATTATCAGGAATTTTTATACAAAGCTGAAAAATTAAAATCAGGCATAGTAGAAATTGCACAAGGCAACAATGTGCTTTCAGGCAAAAGTTTACTTGGTCTGTCTCTTATAGATAATAGCAAGCCACAGAAACTGATTATTAGAGGCTTCTTTGATGATAGCTTTGTTGATAGTTTCAAAAAATGGGAAACAAAGAAACATAAGTAGGACAAATTGAATATGTTTAACAAGAAAGGGTGATTTTATCGGGTATAAATTAACAATTGCAGTATTATCTTTATTGATTGTTTTAAGTGGGTGTGGACGATATATTAATTCAGCTAAAAATTCACCCAAAGCTAATAAGATAAATTTTGTTAGTACATATGATACTGTTCAAAGAAAATCAGTCGAAGAAACAACTATAGAAAAAACTACAGTTTCCACAACCGAAACTACTATAAGCAAAGTTGAAACCAAACCTACTGAAACTATTGTAATTGCAGAGAGCAAAGAAGAAATTGAAAGCTATTCTGAAATTGAAAAATATATTGAAGCAGAAACAGAGCCGACAGAGGAAAGTGCAGAGGAAAGTGGAAATATTGTGACGGATAATAATTCTGATACAAATATTGATTTACTTGCAAGGATAATTTATTTTGAGGCAGGTAGCTGTTCTGAATATTGTCAGTGGCTTGTTGGCAGTACCGCAATGAATTTAGCAAATGAATATGGTAGTTTGGAAACCGTTGCTTTTAATTATGATATATTCAATGTGGCTAATATTCTATATACAGATACTCCAAGCAATTTATCTTATTCAGTTGCTACAAGAATAATTAATGGAGATAGAGATATAAATGTAAGAGCTTTCAGAACGGACTATTATCATTCATTTGGTAGTCCTTATACAAATGTTGACAATGTTTATTTTAGCAGTTATTAAAGGAGACAATGATTTATAGAGGTGGTAATGTATATGTTTGTGAATAGTAACACTGGTAAATAATAAGTTAGGAGGAATTGAATGAAGCAATTTGAAAAGATAGTTTATGTGAGCCACAAATATGGCGGCGACAAAAACAATCTCAAAGAAGTTGAAGAAATCATTAGAACACAGCAAAAAAGACATCCGAATTATATGTTTATTTCACCGTTGCATATGTTTGGTTTTCTGTATAACGATATGTCTTATGAAGATGGGCTTGAACTTTGTCTACATCAGCTTGCAGGATGCGATGAGATATGGGTAACAGGCGATAAATGGTACGATTCGACAGGCGTTATTAAGGAAATTGAGTGTGCAAACGCACATAAAATTGATATTTTGTTCGTCAAAAACGCAGAAGATAATCCGCACAAAGTTGAAGGTTATGATTATGTCAAAGGTTTGATTGATGGAATAAAGGCAAACAAAGTTGACAACGATGAAGCATCTATGACAACAGCACCAGTTATACATAAATATGACAATGTATGCGAGAACACTAAAAGTGCATACATAAATGAGGACAATATTATTCGTACATATATAGCTTATAATGTTGTTGACCCTCTTATAAGGAATTTTACGAATATATGTGGTGTACAGATTCTTACCAAATGTCCTTTCTGCAAATCTGTAAATGAAATCACACTTAAGGATAGAAGTCCAGTAAGCACACCTTGTAACAATTGTCATAACCTGCTTGACTTTAGTCATCTTACATATGGCGATATTCTTAGGAAGAATGGGTGATTAATTGGTTTTAGAAGAAACAGTTGAAGAAAATGCTTGATGATTGGGATAAAAAATGAGTTAGCATTTACACCGAGTAATTGAAGCAAGAGTAGTTATAGAAAATATTGATTTAGAAAAATCATTTACAGAAAGTGAGGAATAGAAATGGCTAAATATTGCAAGAAACCTGTTATTATTGAGGCATATCAGACCGACAAAGAAATGATTATTCATACCCTTGAAGGTGATATGAAGGCAAGTATCGGTGATTACATTATCACAGGTGTAAACGGTGAGAAGTACCCGTGCAAACCCGATATTTTTAACAAAACTTATGAGAAAGTAGAGGAATAACTATGAAAAATGTAAATTTTATTGACCTTGCGATATCAGAGGTACATAAGTATGTGATAAATCATTTAGATAAGTCAGATAATACGCCTGTTTTTGATATTTTTGTGGTGTGGTCGTGTAAGACTTTACAAAACCACAAATGCCTTATCAGTACAACATTACACGACGGGATGTATTACGAATGCACATACAATGGTGACAAAGGCGAAATGTATCTTGACGCATATAAAAAGTTTGAAAACAAAAAAATTATTTGCGAAAGCGAGGAATAATTATTATGGTTTTAGAAGAAACAGTTGAAGGTATGCTTAGTAAAGATTATGAAGAGAGATTTGTTGCAGAGTATCAGCAATTATTAATCCGTTATGAAAGATTGAAAAAAATGCTTGATGATTGGGATAAGGGAGAACTATCTTTCGTTCCGACTTGCCCACGAAGTACATATGATTTGCAGATTAAAGCAATGAATGATTATAAGACTATACTTAAAGTAAGAGCAGCGATAGAAAACATTAATATAAGTTGAGGTGATTTATTGAAAGTAATTAAACGAGATGGCAGAGAAGTTGATTTTGATAAGAATAAAATTATTAAAGCTATTAGCAAGGCGAATGACGAAAGTAAAACTAATAATGAAAAGACTTTAAGTAAATCTGAAATACTTAATATTGCAAATGAAATAGAAAGGAAAATCAATCACAGCCAAAGGGCATATTCTGTTGAGGAAATCCAAGATTTAAACGAGGAATTTATTGATAATCTTGGTTGCTTTAAACTCGCCAAAAGATATGCCATATATCGTTATAAAAGAGGCTTGGTTAGAAAAGGCAATTCAACGGACGATGCAATTTTATCATTGCTTGACTTGAATAATGAAGAAATTAAACAGGAAAATTCAAATAAAAATCCTACTATTATTCCTACGCAACGAGATTATATGGCTGGGGAAGTTAGCAAGGATTTAACTGATAGAGTTTTGTTACCGCAAGATATTGTAGAAGCAGATAAAGAGGGTATTATTCACTTCCACGACAAAGATTATTATGCTCAACATACATATAATTGCTGTTTATGTAATCTTGATGATATGTTACAGAATGGAACTGTAATTAGCGGAACTATGATTGAAAAACCACACAGCTTTTCAACAGCTTGTACTATTGCAACTCAGATAATCTCACAAGTAAGTTCCAACCAATTTGGGGGTCAGAGTATAACTTTAAGAGACCTCGCACCTTTTGTTGATGTTAGTAGACAGAAAATAAAAGGTGAAATTATTGATGAGATTAATGAGGGTGTTAAGAAAGGGGAAATCCAGATATGTATTAATTCTGATAAATATTATCGTTATATTAACAGAGTTACCGAGAAAAGACTAAAAAAGGAAATTACAAAAGGTGTTCAGACGATACAGTATCAAGTTGTAACATTGATGACAACTAACGGTCAAGCACCGTTTATTACTGTTTTTATGTATCTCAATGAAGCAAGGAATGAACAAGAAAAGAATGACCTTGCAATGATTATTGAGGAAGTTCTTAAACAGAGGTATCAAGGTGTAAAGAATGAGGAAGGTGCGTGGATTACACCTGCTTTCCCAAAGCTGATTTATGTACTTGAAGAAGATAACATTACTGAAAATAGTAAGTATTGGTATCTGACTAAATTAGCAGCTAAATGTTCAGCAAAAAGACTTGTTCCAGACCCTATTTCTGAAAAGGTGATGAAAGAATTAAAAGAGGGAAATTGTTTCCCTTCGATGGGATGTCGCAGTTTCCTCTCGCCGTATAAAGACGAAAATGGAAACTATAAATTCTATGGTCGATTTAATAAAGGTGTTGTGACAATTAATCTTGTCGATGTAGCTTTATCATCGGGTAAAGACAAAGATAAGTTCTGGAAAATCTTTGATGAAAGATTGGAACTTTGTCATAAAGCATTGCTTTGTAGATATGAAAGATTAAAAGGTACACTTTCAGATGTAGCACCTATAGTGTGGCAATATGGAGCATTAGCAAGACTTAAAAAGGGGGAAACCATTGATAAGTTGCTTATTGGTGGATATTCTTCAATTTCGCTTGGTTATGCAGGTTTATATGAATGTGTCAAGTATATGACAGGTAAATCTCATACTGATACTGAAGCAACACCATTTGCACTTGAAATTATGAAATATATGAACAAGAAGTGTGATGAGTGGAATAGTCAGTTAAATTTAGGGTTTTCTTTATATGGTTCGCCTATAGAAAATACAACATATAAATTCGCAAAGTGTTTACAGAAAAGATTTGGAATTATAAAAGGTGTTACTGATAAAAACTATATAACAAATAGTTATCATATTAATGTTAGAGAAAATGTTAATGCTTTCGATAAACTTAAATTTGAATCGCAGTTTCAAAAATTAAGTTTAGGCGGTGCAATTAGTTATATAGAAACTTCTAATTTACAAAATAATATTGAAGCTGTTTTATCAGTTTTTAAATTTATTTATGACAATATTATGTATGCCGAATTAAACACAAAGTCTGATTATTGTCAAGAATGTGGATATGACGGAGAAATTAATATTGTTAAAAACAATGACGGTAAATTAATTTGGAAATGCCCAAATTGTGGTAACACAGATGAAAATAAGTTGAATATTGCAAGGAGAACTTGCGGTAAAGAATATATTGCCGCAGTAAAATGATTGAAACTCAGGGGAAGTCTAAACTATTAAATAGCAAGATAATCCTGAGCCAAGATTCTTAACTAATTTGAATTTCTATATTAACAAAAGTATTAAAAATAAAAAAGGGGAATTGAAGATATTAGAACATAAATGTGAAGTTTGTGGTCGAATGTGGCGAAAAAAATTAAAAGCAGACGGCAAAATTGTTTGTAATAAGCATTACCATCAATTTAAAAGGTTTGGTTGTTTTAGGGATGCTTCAAGTAGAACACAGAGAGATAAAAATAATATAACCATAAACGGTGATATTGCTTTAATTGATTTGTATGACAAACAATACAATGTTATTGCACAAGCAATAATTGATACTGAAGATATTAATAAAGTAAAATACATCAAATGGAGATTGAATTGCAATGGATATGTAATGAATAATAGCCATACAAGCATTTTTTTACATAGAAGAATACTTGGCGTTGATACAATGGTAGACCATAAAAATGGTAATAGATTAGATAATAGGAAATGTAATTTAAGGGTAGCTACGCCAAGCACAAATCAAATGAATGTAAATTATCTTGGGGTGTATCGACACAAAGACAAATATATTGCCAAGATAAAATTACACCAACATCAGACTCATTTAGGAGTTTTTGCATATGAAGAAGAAGCTAAATATGCACGATGGTATGCCGAACAGGTGTTGTTCAAAGAATTTGCATATCCAAAACCAGAACCAAAGATAATTGAAAGCAGAAAAAATGAAATTCAGAAATTAGTTAATAATAAGGTGCAGAGGCTACAATAATCACTATAGCCAAACCATTTGAATGGATAGTATAGAATGTATAGTCCACTCCCTATTTAAATATCTCGAAAGAGAGGGTATAAAGGTATATAGGAACAAACTTCTGGAACCAAGGAAGAACACAAGAAATCAAAGAAAGATATATTCACTTAGGTGGAAACGAATAACGAATAATGAATTATATCAAAATAACAAAAAATGATATAGCCAATGGGATTGGTGTTAGAACAGTATTATGGGTAAGTGGTTGCACTATGCGTTGTAAGGAATGTCATAATCAATCAACTTGGGATTTTAATGCAGGTCAGCTATTTACAAATGATACGATGAATGAGTTGTTAAATTCACTAATCCCTGATTATGTTGCCGGCTTAACATTATCAGGTGGACACCCATTGGAAAAGCAAAACCAACAGCAGATAGCCAATATAGTAAAAACGGTTAAAGCTAAATATCCAACTAAGACTATTTGGTTATATACGGGTTATTTATATGAGAATATATTGAAAATGCCATTTGTGGTAAGAAACATATTGCCTTATATAGATATTCTTGTTGATGGAAAATATGACTACACCAAGCGAGACATTACACTTGCTTGGTGTGGCTCGTCAAACCAAAGAGTCATAGATATTCAGAAAAGTTTAAAAGAAAATAAAGTGATTTTATTTAAAGAGGAGTGAAAAGTATAGAATTTTTAAAAAATCCCTTTAATTATACGGGTGCAAAATATAAATTACTACCTCAATTATTACCATTATTCCCTGATAGAATTGATAATTTTGTGGATTTATTCGGAGGGGGGGGGAGAAGTATCATTAAATGTAAAGGCTAATTCAATAGTTTACAATGATAAATGTAAGCCGTTAGTAAATATTTTTAAAAATTTAGATAACGATTTCGTTAATGATGTTAAGGGAATTATTAATAAATATAAACTTGATAAATGGAATAAAGACGGTTTCTTAAAACTTCGCTCTGTGTATAACAACTCGTTGAAAGATAATTTAAACAGAGAAAATGCTGTTGCCTTGTATTGTTTACTCGTACACGCATTTAATTATCAGATAGCTTTTAATAGCAAAGGCGAATATAATATGCCCTCTGGTGCAAGCAGGTCATATTTTTCTAAATCTTTGGAAACAAAATTAAATAAATACATAGATGAAATCGGTAAAAGAAATATCAAATTTTATAATGAGGACTTTCATAATTTATCATTTGATAATCAGGATTTTAAAAACACATTTTACTATTGTGACCCGCCTTATTTGATTACAGTAGGAGCATATGAGAGAGATTATTTTTGTAAATGGTCTGAAAGTTATGAAAGAGAGCTGCTAAATTTATTAGACATTCTTGATTATAAACAGGCTAAATTTGCTTTATCAAATGTTTTAGAACATAAAGGTAAAAGCAATGATATTTTAAAAGAATGGTCTAAAAAATATAATGTTCATTATTTAAATATGGATTATAAAAATTGTAATTATCAAACAAAAGATAAATCGGCAAATAGCAGTGTTGAGGTTTTAATTACGAATTATTAAGGAAAAAGCAAAGACAATAATAACAGGAATTTACACGATACCGAAAAGCCTGTTGAACTAATGAAAATTATTATAAACAATTCTTCCAAGGAAAACCAAACTAAATATAATGAGGTGATATAATTAGCAAAATCCAATTAATAAACAGAGACTGTATTGAGGCTATGAAACAAATTCCCGATAAGTCAATAGATATGATTTTATGTGATTTACCTTATGGAATAACACAATACAAATGGGATATTATCATTCCATTTGAACCATTGTGGAAAGAATATAAAAGAATCATAAAGGATAATGGGTGTATAGCGTTGTTTAGCAGTCAACCATTTACAAGTTCATTAGTAATGAGCAATCCTAAAATGTATAAATATGAATGGATATGGCAAAAAACCCATCCAAAAGGACATTTAAACGCTAAGAAGATGCCAATGAGAGCACACGAAAATATTGAAATTTTTTATAAAAAACCACCATTGTATAATCCACAAATGACTCATGGACATACAAGAAAGGTTGCTAAAACAAATTACATAAAGGAATCAGACGGTAATAGCTGTTACGGAAGAGAAACAAGAAACACATTTTATGACAGCACAGATAGATTTCCGTTAGATGTGCAAATATTTAGCAATGACAATCAGTGCAACAAACTTCACCCAACGCAGAAGCCTGTAGCATTATGTGAATATTTAATTAGAACATACACGAATGAAAATGATACAGTTCTTGATAATTGTATGGGTTCAGGAACAACAGGTGTAGCTTGCGTAAATACTAATCGCAATTTTATCGGAATAGAATTAGACGAGCGTTATTTTGAGATAGCCAGAGACAGAATCGAATCAACACAAAATGCTATCATGCAAAGCAAAGGAGTATTAAATGGACATAATTAAAATGGGAATGTCCTTTCACAAGAACTCTTGATAAAAATAAACAAAATCAATTTAAGGTAACCGAAAAATTATTTATACATAAAAATTGGCTTAAACAATTAAATAATGATGAAATAAATTAGTAAGGGAATGATATTTAAAATATGATTATTGTAAATGATTTTCCAATATCAAAAGAAAACATAGAGGCATATTGCAATATGGCGATTGCGGTTAGAGATAACTTAAATGCGTTGCAACTTTGTTCAGAAAAATACAATGAGTTTAAATCAGAATTAAGTTCATATAATGGAAATCTTGATGATTTACTACATCAGATTACTTTAGACAGTACAACTGATAGTCAAAAAGTAAAATTAATAAACAAATTATCCGAAGTAAAAGCAGAGCAGACAGCAGTGAAAGATTTTATAGAGGTATTTCTTCCTATAAAAGAATGGCTTTCAAAAAATTATTATATACTTGATGGACTTAAATTAGCAATTAATAAAACAATTAAAAACAAAGACAGGCAAGTTAAAAGAAGATATGTCTACAGAACTAATATTGTTAAAGAAACGCTAAATAAGGAGGACTAAAAGCTAATTGGTACAATTAATTAATAATGATTGTTTAAATGAATTATTATTAATTAAAAGTGAAAGTGTTGACCTACTTGTAACTTTATTGGTATAGAAATTGACAAAGATTATTTTAATATAGCAAAAGAAAGAATTGGTGAATAGCATTATAAACCTTAGATTGGGGTGGTAACTATAAAAAGAATAATTAAGAAAAGTATAGCACAAGATACTGTGAATCTAAAATTCTTTAAGTGTAATGCTTGTAAATGTATTTTTGAAGCAACTATAGATGATTGTGATTGGGTTTGCCCAATTAATTCTACAACTACAGTTTTTATATCACTTTGCCCGTCTTGTGGGAAAGTATGTTACAAAGAAGAAATAAAGGAACAAACAATGAGAGAAAAAGAACTTGAAATAAACGAACTCAAGAAAAGGAATAAAGAAAAGGAAACAATTTGATAAAAACAGAAAATGAATGTGTAGATTGTCCTAAAGAAATAGGTTGTATTGGCGACCTATGCCCTTACAAAAATGTTACACGATATTATTGTGATTGCTGTGAGCAAGAGAGTGAACTATATAATTTTGACGGGGAAGAGTTGTGCGAGGATTGCGTAAGAGCAAGACTTAAAGAGTGTTTTGATGATTATACACTTGAAGAACAGGCGGAAATATTAGGACTTGATTTGAGTAAAGTTTGAACACTAAATAAAATACAATTTAAAATAAAGGAGAATAATTAATGCTTTATTTAGCAGGTTTAACTTTAAAATATGCAATAGATAAATGTTTAGCAAAACCTAATTATAGTGTGGCTATTGGAGTTCTTGAAAAGACAGATGTTATAAGATGTTTTGATTTTCTGAACCAAAATATTAGTGAAAGAAGAAAGACAAAACATATTCCTGATGTTTTTGTTATCAATAGATTTTCAGTTAAATTTGATAATATTCAAACACAAAATGAAATCACATTTAACAATGGTAGCCGTATTAGTATTATTCTTCCATTGGCAAGCAAAAGGCATATTCGTTGTCATTTATTAATTATTGATAATAGAATTGATGGCGATAAAAGGGAAATATTAAAAGCTTTTGAAATAAGAGATTATGATAAAGAAAAAGAACTTGAAGAAAAATTTAATAATGAAACAAAAGGAGAACAACTTATGAATATAGTACAAGTTAATTTTATTAATAGTATTACGCAGAAAAGATATACATATAAAGTTCCAAACGGTATTAGTCTTAACAAAGGTGATATTATTCGAGTGAGAAATAAAGACGGTAAAGAAGCTATTGCCGTTTGTGCAACCAATAGTGAAAATCTTTCTGATAATGCCGTTGATATGGTTATGGACGGTCTTGATGTACTAAGTAATGTTATAGGTGTGTATAACTTAGTTAAATTTCAGGAGATGACTAATGAGTAACGAGTTTAAAAATGGGAGTGATGAAATAGTCATTTTTAATGAAGATTGTTTCGTAACAATGAGTTCTATGAGACAATCTTCTATTGATGTAATTTTGACAAGTCCATTTTATAACACAAATAAAAAAGCAGGTAATAACAGAACACTTGAAAATACAAAAGTTTTAGATGGTCAATACAATTATGTTAGATATGACACCCACATCGACAATATGACGAATGATGAATACTGTAAATTTACAGAAAAATTATTTAATGAATTTGACAAGATATTAAAAGATAATGGTGTGGTTTTATACAACATTAGTTATGGTTCTGAAAATACAGACTGTATGTTTAGGGCAATCAATTCTGTCATTATGAATACACCATTCACCATCGGAGATGTAATTGTGTGGAAGAAGAAAACTGCTTTACCAAATAGTTGCTCACCTAATAAACTTACGAGAATTTGGGAGTTTGTATTTGTTATTTGTAGAAAGATAGAAATTAAATCTTTCAAATGCAATAAAAAATCACAAGTTATCGTAAGAATGGTCAGGCAGCATATGAGAATATCTACAACATAATTGAAGCAAGAAACAATGACGGAAGTTGTCCTTATAACAAGGCGACATATTCAAGTGAGTTATGTGAAAAGTTGTTGACATTATATGCTCCTGAAGGTGCAACGGTTTATGACCCATTTTTAGGTAGTGGTACTACTGCTGTTGCTTGTAAGAGATTAAGACTTAATTGTTATGGCTCTGAAATCTCAAAGAATCAATGCGAATGGGCATTTAACAGATTAAAAGAGGTTACATATGATTCGGATTCGGCATAGAGGGCAATTATTAAAACATAATGAACTTAACGAGATTGCGAATAATTACATATTAACAAAACACAAAAGAAATGATTGGCAAAAGATACCCTAACCTAAATATAAAACATTTAACTCGGATAAACTCACTTATGAGCAATATAAAGATTCTGATGATGAAGAAAAACAAAATTGGGCTGAACAAGCAAAAATGAGGGCTAATAAGACAGCAAGTATATATAACAATTATATTCTTAAAAATGATTATATATGGCAGAATAACATTCCTGCTGATATATATAGAGAATTGCCATAAATTGATTAAATGATTGGAGGATTAAAAATGGCTAAAGAAAAAGGTAAATTCAGTTTTAAATTAATAGCAATTATTCTTGCTATTGTTGTTGCCGTTTCAATGATGTTTGTATTCGGTTTCAATGGCGTTAAAAACAAGGCGATTTCTTATGAGGAGCAAATCAGTACGGCACAGTCTGACATTAAAGTACAGGAAAAGCGCAGAACAGACCTTATACCTAACCTTGTTGATTGTGTTAAACAGTATGATAAGCACGAATATGAAACCCTAATGGCTGTTGTCGAAGCAAGAGGCACATCGTCTGATAATTCTGTAAACGAGATTCAGACTATGATTAACGCAGCCGCAGAGGCTTATCCAGAATTAAAGAGCAATGAAAACTACAAAGAATTGATGTCGGAACTTACAACCACAGAAAATTCGATTGCAAATTATCGAAGTAATTTTAATAAATTTGTTAAATCTTATAATCAGTATGTAAGGCAATTTCCGAATAGTAATATTCTTGATATGCTCGGCTATGAGGTAATTGAATATTCATACTTAAATTATGATGTATCGGAAGATGCACCAACAAATCTTTTCGGAGATTAACCTATGGATAAGAGGTTAGTAACCAAGCGTGAAATCCTCTTTAGTATTGTCATTATTGCTGTAATGCTTGTATTTGGTTTTATAATTTCATCCGGAATAAGTAATTCTTTAATGAATGATTATCAGGAATACAACACAGCATTGCAGATAGACAATAACAAAGATGTATTTCAACACGGTATGAGAACAAACATAGGTAATGCTTTCGTATATGGTGAACTTAAAGCTGTTGATACAGTTTCTTGTGATGAAATTGAGGGAGACTTTTCCTACATAAAGAAAGTCAAAGAGAAATATACAAGACACACAAGAACGGTAACAAAAACGAGAACTAACTCAAAAGGCGAAACCGAAACATATACGGAAACAGAAGAATATTATACTTGGGATTATGTTAGCCAAGAATCAAAAAGTTCTACAAAGATTGATTTTATTGGTGTTGAGTTCCTTTATGGTAAAATTCATTTGCCAAGTGAAAGAGAAATAAAAACAATATATGTAGATGGTGATTGGTGGCACTCATCGGGAGATATAAGGTATGTGTATTATGCTGCTCCTGCCGAATGTAAGGGAACACTATATGCTACACTTGGGGATAATACAATCTCAAATGTTAGTTTTAACTATGATAAGAGCATTGAAGATACAATTGAAAGCCTTGAGTCAGGATGGCAAATAGCAGGCTTTTGGATTATTTGGATAACATTCATATGTGGGATAGTTGTAGCTTTCTATCTTATTGATAACAGGTGGTTAGAGGATAAAACAAATGGTTGACGAAACAAAACTATACAGAATTACAGCCGAATAATGATTTATCATATATCAAAATAAAAGGAGATAAAATGAACAAACAAATTTTTATTATTAATGGCTCTGGTGGAGTAGGTAAAGATACATTTTGTAGAATGGTAGAAGAGTCCTTGCCTTTGTTTGCGGACAAGTTTGACGGTGTGAGAATTATGCCTGTAAAAACAATTTCATCAGTAGACCAAATTAAAGAAATTGCAGAATTTGTAGGTTGGAACGCTAAATTTAAAACCGAAAAAGATAGAAAATTCCTATCCGACCTCAAAGACCTATGTAGTGAGTATAGTGATTTTTCATTTAATTATATGGCTATACAAGTTGAATCATTCAGAGAAAGCAACAGATATGTGTTATTTATACATATCAGAGAACCAGAAGAAATCGAAAGGGCAAGACAAGCGTTTAATGCTAAAACAATCCTTATTAAGCGTGATAATGTAAAACATATTACTTCCAATAAGGCTGACAGAGAAGTATTTGATTATGACTATGATATTGTAATTAATAATAACGGAAGTAAAGATGAACTTCTTGATGTTGCTAAAGAATTTTGCGAGGACTTATTGGATAATGAAATTAAAAGTGAATATCAAAGTAAGGGAGCGACCATTGAATGAAAATAAAAAAGGCAATAAAAATAATGCCTAATAGATACAAAGCAAAGCCAATTTTTACAGAAGAGAAAGAGTTTATTGAATCGCATTTACCACAAATTGCCCCTATCCCTAATGATTGTTGGATTAGTGGAGGCTCAACTAAAACTGTATTCATAGATTTATACTCATCTGAATATCTATTCAAATTCAAGGTAGAAAATGGTGGAAAATTTATCTTATTAAAAGACAACAGGTCTTTATTTGAAAATTACATACCCGTATCATTGAAAGATACAATAGAATATGAAAAAGAAAGAATAAACGATTTGTATAATAACTGCGTACATAGGTTGACCGATTATGTCAAAAGCAATCCCGACAAAATATACAAAATAAATCATTCAGGGGGCAAAGACAGTGAACTTATAATGTCTGTTTGGAATGATATGTTAAAAATATTGGATTTTACACCTGACTATGAATTTGTATTTTTAAATACTTCTAATGAAGTAGCAGATGTATATAAGCGAATCAAACAAATTCCTAATATAAAAATTATTAATCCCCAAATAGGATGGAGGCAATGGATAGAAAAAATAAATTATACTTTTCCAAATATTTTTAGACGAAATTGTTGTTCTGTATATAAAGAAGGTCAAGCTAAAAAAACATTTGACATTGACACAGACATAGTACAAGTATTGGGCGTTAGAAAATTTGAAAGTACAAAAAGAAGTAAATATAATTTTATTATGGACAATGAGTTTAATGCTAATTTATTTAAAAAAGATATTTATCCTAAAAAATGGATAAAACTTGCACCAATTATTGATTTACAAAATGTTGATGTATGGTTACTCTTGTTGCTTAAAAAAATACCAATCAATAGAAGGTATCGTCTCGGCTATAGTCGTGTAGGTTGTCTTATATGTCCTTATTCCTCAACATATGATGATGAAATAACAAAAACCTACTATAAACATCAATACGAATGGTTTGTTAAAGCTATTGAACAAAATTACGATAGACACGGAGCTAAAAGATTAGGTTGGACTATGCAAGAATGGGTAAACGGAGCTTGGAAGTGTCCAAAGTGTAAAAACACTGAACTTTTACAAAGCAAACCGTCTGATGAAAATGTTAAATTGTACGCTCGGATAAAAGGACTTTCAGAAAATATGGCAAGGAAATACTTTAACAGAACTTGTGGAAATTGTGGTCGTAAAATGGTGGAGAATGAGATAGCAATGTTTTATAAATTATGTGGTAGATTTGAAAGCGTTGCTGATGACAGAGAAGTTTTATGTAAAAAATGTTTATGTAAACAATTAAATATGACTATAGAAGAATATAATCAGGAAAACATAGATTTTATAGAGCAAGGCTGTAATTTATTTTAACGAAAATATCAAAGCAAGGAGAATTGAATGGGCAAAGTAATTATTTTACCAGAAACAACTAAAAATCCAATTACATTGATTGGTGAAAGAGCCGGTTATTGTTGGGGCGGTGATGTGTCAAACCCCGAAAAAAATTATAAGCGAGGTCTTGATTGTATTAAATCAAACCACGGCAGAGCTTTTGAGTTTGTAAATATTGAAACTGTTATCACAGGTTATTCAGCAAGAGTTATTCGTGAGTGGTACACACATATTGGTGGTAGTCCTACAAGACTACAAGAGAGTACAAGATATGTTGATGGTACTAATTTTGATTATGTAATGCCACCAAGTATTAAATCAAATGAAGCTTTAGAATATTATCATAATGCAATGATGGCAATAAAAGAAGCTGTTACAAATCTTAAGTTTTGTGGTGTTCCAAAAGAAGATTACGCTATGCTACTTCCTTTAGGTATGAAAACAACTATTGTTGACAAGAGAAATTTAAGAAATATTGTTGATATGTCAAGACAGAGAGAGTGCAATAGAGCGTATTGGGAATATAGGAATTTATTTGCAGATTACAAAAAGGAATTATCTAAATATTCTGATGAGTGGAAAACATTGACTGATTTATTATTTATGCCAAAATGTGAGGTTTTTGGTTATTGTCCAGAAAAGAATAGTTGTGGCAGAAAATCTAAACGCAAAGAGTGATAATACAAAGAAATTAAAGGGGTTGATAATATAGCAAAAGATTGGACAGGCAATTACAAGAGCGTTTATACAACATTAGGAGCAAGCAATCACACTGATAAAGAACGAGAAGAAAATGATTATTACGCTACCGAACCAAGAGCGACAGAATTATTACTTGAAGTTGAAAAGTTTTCCTCTAATATTTGGGAATGTGCTTGTGGAAGTGGAGAAATTTCCAAAGTTCTTGAAGATAATGGTTACAATGTAAAATCAACTGATATTGTTTATAGAGGTTTTGGAGAAGAACAGTCGATTGACTTTCTTAATTCAAAAGAAAATACATATAATGGTGATATTATCACCAACCCTCCATTTAAGTACGCACTTGAATTTTGTCAGAAAGCATTAAGTATTATATCTAACGGACATAAAGTGGCAATGTTCTTAAAATTACAGTTCTTAGAAGGCAAGAAAAGAAAATCATTCTTCTTAGACAATCCGCCTAAAACTATTTATGTTTCAAGTTCAAGATTGTTGTGTGCTAAGAACGCCGACTTTCAGCGAATGAGAGATGGTGGCGGTAGTGCAGTAGCCTACGCTTGGTATGTGTGGGAAAAGGGACATAAAGGAAATACAGTTGTAAAGTGGATAAATTAAACCATATAGGAGAATAAATAATGAAAATTCTAAAACGAGGAAATAGAAATCAATACAGCCCACCTGTGTTTGGGGAAAATACTCGCAAGTGTCCAGTTTGTGGTTGTTTGTTTGCATACTCGGATAATGAGGTTAGACTAACTTGCGAGGAATATTCGGATTCTTTGGGAGATATGTATAGGATTATTGATTGTCCTTGGTGCAGTGAAGAACTTATGGCATAATGTCAAAGGAAATTAAGAAAGGAAATGATTAACATATAATGACTTTATCGTTTATAGCGACAACAATTATAGCAGTTATATTTACAATTATTGGAATATACCTTATTGGCTGTCAGATTAGAGAGAAAATAGATATTGATTTAAAGAAAAGTTGGTACTTAATAGTCTTTTTGGACATTTTATATTTCTTTGAAATATTCCTTGTGTTAATGAACGCATATACAAATTTGAGGTGATGTTATGAAAAAAATAATGAGTGTGGTTTTAATAATTATTCTTATATTGTTGTTACTTGTAGGTTGTTCCGAGAGTACAAAGCAGAGTAATAAGGAGAATACATATGAGAAATATAGTTTTACTACAATAATGCGTAGTCATGATTACAACATCGTGTATCAAAACGAAACAAAAGTTATGTATGTAATGTCAACAGGCTATTGTAATATAGGAAATTTTACCGTCCTCGTTGACGAAAATGGCAAGCCGATGTTGTATAAAGAAAATTAAAAACAATAAAACCTTCAAAAAAGAAAGAGGTAGTTATGATTTCTCACAAATATTCAAAACCGAAATATTCAAATCAGCAAATATATTTATCGTCAGCAAAGAAACATTATTTCAGTTTTGATGAAGTTAGGCGTATTTATAAGGTTTGTAACGATTTTAACATTAAACTTAAATGGTATCAGAAAATAAAATTATTTTTTATTAGCATTATCCCAAATAAATTATTCAAAAAATATTATGATTTTAAACACTTTAAGGTTATTAAACCTTTTAGAATTAAATGGTACGATATTATACGCAATAAAAAGAAATGCAACAAAAAAGAGTAACACTTATATGATTTTAATAACAGGTGATATTTACACAAATATAGATATACATAAATCATCTTCACGCCATTTTCCGTATGACAGTGGTTTCACTCGTAATGATTATCTTATTATTTGTGGGGATTTTGGACTTGTATGGAATAACAGTGAATTGGAAAAATGGTGGAGAAGTTGGCTAAATAATAAATCTTGGACTACATTATTTATTGACGGAAACCACGAAAATTTTGATTTACTAAATGCTTACCCTGTTATAAATAAGTGGGGCGGCAAGGTACATCAAATTGAAGATAATATTTATCATTTAATGCGTGGACAAGTTTTTAATATTGACAATAAAAAGATTTTCACTTTTGGTGGTGCTAAAAGTCACGATAAAGGTAACAGAGTTAAAGGTGTATCTTGGTGGGAAAACGAATTGCCAACGCAAGATGAAATGGACGAAGGTATCAGCAATCTTGAAAAGAATAATTGGAATATTGATTATGTAATTACACATTGTTGTCCGTCTGCCACACTGAAACAGATACCGCCAAAATACAAGATTGAATATAAAACAGATTATTTAACTGATTATCTTCAAAAGATTGATGATAAACTTAATTACAAAAATTGGTTTTGCGGTCATTATCACATTGATACCAATATAGAAAACAAAAAGTTGTTATATTATAATATTGCAAGTGATTCAATAAACTTAAAGATAAGCAGAACCTACATATAAGTGCTTACATTTGGTTTATATTACATTTTATTTCAATTAATAAAAAATAACACTATCAAAATGTAAAAACACAATACAAGTAAAATACAAAGTAAATAACTTCATTTAAGAAAGGACAAATACATATGAAAGTAAATATAAAGAAAATTAATTCAAACGCAACAACTCCGACCTATGGCTCAACCGAAGCAGCAGGACTTGATTTATATGCTTTGATTGATACAGAAACTAATTCCTTATTTATTCCGTCACATACAACGGTAAAAATTAATACAGGTATTGCAATGGAAATTCCAAAAGGCTATTTTGGTGCAGTATATGCTCGTAGTGGTTTAAGTATCAAGAATGGTCTTAGACCTGCAAATTGTGTTGGTGTTATTGATAGTGACTATCGTGGTGAAATTATTGTAGCATTACATAATGACTCATCTGAGGATTATATTGTTTATAATGGTGACAGGATTGCTCAGATTGTAATTACACCATATCTTCATATCGAGCCTAACGAAGTAACTGAACTTTCAGACACAGAGCGTGGCGAGGGTGGCTTTGGCTCAACAGGTATGAAATAAAAAATCAAGTAAATTGTGGTATTAGTTTATGGATAAAATGATTTTTACAGTTAAAGAAGTTTCAGAGATAATTCATACCAATCAAACATATGTATATTCATTAATTAAATCAGGCTTGTTACCAGCTTTAAAGCTCGGTTCATATAAAATACGGAAAGAAACTTTAGCTAAATTTCTTGAAGATTACGAAGGTTGTGACTTGACAAACCCCTTTGAATATGTGTATAATAAACAAGTACATAGTTGACATTTAATGGCACTTACTATTGCCACTCGTCTTTTTTTGTGGACAATTTCCATATTCTCTTTTCTGTCCTCTTTTTGTCCACCAAAATTGAGTTGGCTTGAATTATTACAGATTAAAATAAGTTATAATAAGTTATTCGCTATTGGATTATTTGACTATTTTTGTGTGTTTAAAGTCATAATAAATTAGAATAAGTTACAATAAATTAAAATCTGAAAAACAGCTTAAGAGTGGGTAACAACCCAATGGTAGGCGCTACAGTTGCATGTGCAGTTGCAGTTTACGAGGGATTAAATAAAT